TACTGTTCCAACAGATAAAGTAGAAGCCGAACCTGTGAGGGCTGTCGTAAAAGCCGTACTTGTTGAAACATTTCCTGCAGATAAAGTAGAAGCTGAACCTGCGAGAGCTTCCGAATTATTGGCTACGATTGTTCCAGCAGATAAAGTAGAAGCTGAACCAGTAATAGAAAGCGTTACGTTCGGACTTCCCCCACTTGGCTCAGGTAAAGTGGATAGTGGCTGTGTAGATAGTGGCGTGAAGCCTAACACTAGATTACCAACAAATAATAGTTACAAACCCATTCCCACCACGACCACCAAGCCCCGCGACGCTTGCAGTTAACGCGCCACCTGATCCGCCGCCGCCGCACCCCCAACCACCATCGCCGCCGATTGATTGTCGCAAACCTGCGCCGGTCGCTGTTCCGTGGGTAGACGCGCCACCTGTTCCACCGTAGGCGAACGCAAGTCCGTTAAACGTATTAAAACCGTGCGACCCATTAGCGGCTGGGCTAGTTGCTGTAGCCGAACCCACGCCCCCGCTTTGCGCGGGGTATAAGTTTGGTTGGGCCGGAACAACGAACGACCCCCCATTCGTTCCGGTCGCGGCTGCTGCAGGTAAGCCGCCCCCACCCGTTCCACCCGTTACAGGTAAACCCGTCGCCGGTAATGTTAAGTTACCACCCGCGACGGCAACGCCCCCTATTATCCCAGCTTGCCCGGCTAAAAAGGTATATGTACCCAATCCGGCTAAAGCGTTGGAGCCAATTGCAGGAAGTCCACCCGCTGCTCCTGCTGCTCCTGCGGTGGCTGCTGCTGCGTTGCCACCGTTACCACCTGCGGCGCACCGTAATAAAAGATTATTAGCCGCTGTGGTTGGGTAACCAATCGCTATGAATGTATCTTGACCGGGAACCGGTGCGGAAATATACATAATTTCCGGCAAGAACGTAACCGGAATCAATAAGTTAGCCCTCGCACCTGATCCACCACCACCACCACCCGCCGCCGCAGAGTTGGCACCGATTGCACCGTTTCCACCATTCCCACCCGGACCCTGACAAATGATCATAGCCATTGTCACGCCGCGCGGCTTCGACCATATCTCATATTGGCCGATACCCATTCCCGTAAACGTTTGAATGTCGTTTCGTTTGGTTTTTGGAAGGTGGGGCAAATCGACTTTCATTTAGTATTTTCCAGCCATTGGGGTAACTGACCAACCCGCCGCAACAGCCGTGCCGAGTCCAACATATATTTTAAACGCTTGATCAATTACAAAACCGAGCGGGAAAAATAAAACAGGCCCAGTGATACCCGCAGCATTAGCGGTTGTAGCTGGCAACGCCAAGTCTCCGATATAGGTGTTATTCGCCGCTGTCGTATTGGCCGCACCATTATTAATAAAAATACGCGCCACCGAAGCTACGTTCGTTCCATTTGGGGTAAAACGCAACCCTTCGACGAAGCTTCCAAAAGTCCCAGCTGTGAACACTAAAACGTTATTTGCACCCGCGCCGGTGAAATCATTAGCCGCTAAAGTGATTGGTTGACCTAGTCCTGTTGCCCCGTCTTTTGTAACGGTCCCCGCGACTGAAAATATAGGCGTGTTATTCGCTGGCATGGTTAACCTTTACTGATAAGTTAAATAATTATTAACGGCATAATTAGTCGGCACAATAACATTAAGATGAAACGAGGGTATAGTTGCAAAAACGTCTTTAGTGCCTGCACTGAAATTAACCAATGCGTCAGCGTTACTCGATCGCAAAACGGTCGACCGTAGTAAAAACGTGCTTGAACTTATCGCACCAATCCCGACTTCCCATTCAATCCCTGTTTGACCAACAATCGCATAATAAACCGATTCTCCGTTTGCAAACCGAGCCGAAAAAGCATCGAATTGAGCAACGGCACCCAATAAAGTAATTAAACCCGTACCGGTCGACGTTGTTGTTTCTTTGACTCGATCGTTAAACGCTGGCATTTAAGAACCTTAAGCGAGCCTAATCAAGGCATTCGAGGCGTCGTTAGTCGGCATAGTAAGCGTAAAGTTACCCGCCGTTATAGTAGTTGCGCCGAAGGTGAACACGCCTACCGCGTTTTTACCGGCGGAAGTATCGTTATAGATGGTAAGACAGTCAAAGGACGTGGCTAGTGTTACTGTGGTCCAGGTTAAAGAAGCACTGGGAGTCCAGAAAGCTGTAGTGCCGGAAGTTGTAGGCGCTGTGGCATTAGTAACCGCAGTCCCCGTAGCAGTGTAACCCGTACCCGATACCTCATTAGTAGCAGAATACGCCGTTGTACCGGCCCCCTGACTTCCTGAAGCTAGATACAAAGCCCCCTTGAATGAATCTTTTGTAGTGGTGCCCCGCACAACCGTAGTTCCGAAAGCATGCAAACCGTTTAATAGGTCTTGCTTAAAAGAGGTGCATAACGCTTGAGTATTGGCCATGATCTAAATTCCCAAAAATAAAATAAAATATTAAAAAGTGGCTTGCTCTCCGAACAAATCCAACGGTTTTCTGTTATAGGCGTGCGTGCTGGACTTTACCAGCTCGTCTGCTAAATAATAATTCTCTGTGAACGTAGTAAAATCCTTTTGGTCGTTCCATATAGTTTCGTAACGTAAACCAGCTAAAGGCAAATTTCCCTTCGCGGTCCAAATCAATGGTTCTTCAGTATTCATAGTATCTCCAGGTTGGTAACTTTTGTATTGTACCAAATTTTTAGATAGCCGCCTAAATCAATTGCCAACACGAGAATTTTGAATAACTTTAAGCTTCTCGATTCTTAAACTCTTTTTTTTTAAGGTGTCTACGTTATCACGTATGGCATTTAAACTGGATTCTGTTATCATCATTTTCTCTAGTTCATAGAGTTTTTGAGAGTGATCCCTAACTTCTGTATCCAGGTTAGATATTTTATCAAAAGCTTTCTCCAGGGCTATATATTTCCAAAAAGCTCCGACGCTCAGTGCTACCGCAGAAGCGGCGAAAGTAGATACTAACCAGGAAATTATCGTATTTCGGCCGGCTATTTTAGCCCTTTCGATATTTTCTTTATTTATCCGATCCGTATAAATATTTTCATGCTCATTCATCCGAGCTTCGTGCTGTTTAAGGATATCCGTTATGGATTGCCTATCCCTTCTAGCTTGTTCTTCCTGATTTTTGGCTTGCTCATTCTGGATGTGTAGGGTGCGCGTTATTTCTCGCAGTTCTTCATACATGCGTAAAAATAAGTTAACGGCCCCTTTATCCTCTTCAGTCGTGGCGGACTTATACAAAGTATCTATGTCTGCCCTCAAACTGTCGGTAACTCTCCTGTTTTTATTGCTTGTAGATTCATCCGTTGTCATTTATGCAAGCCCTCTACTTGATCCGCATAGGCATTAACTGCGTCTATATCCGCTTCGTATTTGTTGTAGCACTCTTCCCGATCGACTACTACTTTGTCGGCGTCTGTGAATTTCCGTAAAAGAAATTCTGTAAGTCCGGCAGAAAGCTCGGGATGCTCTTCTTGTCCCGCAGTTTCAGAAACGCCGGTTTGGTTAGCCGTATCGGTTTGGCAGCTACGACGTTGCAATCTGCCTGGGTCGCGCAGGCCGCGATTTGCAATAGCAGTACGGAGAGAAGACTCCAACGTATCAATTTTTTGAAGGGATTCACGTCTCGTTACCTCGACTTGCTGGGTTGATTCGGCCAATGTCTCTTGTAACTTCGAGTTGGCGGCATTTAATTGGTCTTTAAGAACTGAAGCGGCTTTTATTTGCTCAGCTTGCTCCGCTCGCCAAGTATCGTTGACATACTTATAGGTGATGTTAACCGTAGCGCCGGTATACGCAAGCAATACCGCTATCTCGATGGCCAATTTATACTGCGGTGGTATTAAAAGTCCTAGAAAGCTCATGTTAGTAAGTAATAGATGAAGTAATATATTAGATACAATATTATGACCGACATGTCAAACTTCTCCTGTAATTAATACCCCTTGCGTCTTAAAGGGGACTTCTAATAGCCAGTTGCCTTCCGCTATCCTGGCAGCCATGCAGTCCATTCGGTATACGGTAGAATGTAAAATAGGGTTTTCTGCGGTAGCTAACCATGCCCTGCGCGCTTTTACATACGCTTTAATCCATTCTTTTTCAGCTCCCCCGGCCGCCGGTACTTTTTCAGAAAACTTTTCTCTGAGAAAATCGGGAACTCTCCCACTGTGGATGTAAGAATCGTAGATAACTAGTGCCGATAGCGGCAAAGTGAAGCCATTTTTAGTCCCCCAGTTTATCGCGGGGATGTAATAACTCCCATCAAAAAACGTATCTTGGGCCTGTTGCATAACGGGATCGGTGGAACCCGCTTGCTTTAGCTTGCTTTTAAAATTTATATCTTGGCTCAAGGGTTCTATACCTAATTTTGGTAAGTACGGCTTGAAATCTTCCGAGAATTTCCCCCCTAGTTCAATATACCGTAGTAATAGTTTTTTCAGATTGCCATATTCAGTAGTTTGAGATCGCCCAAAGGTGATCTGGGGTTTTTTACTTGGGCCGTCCTTCATAACCACTAAAGCATCGTACCGGCCGTGTAAAGTCCCGGTTTCGAAGGCATTTACGGTCTGTTCTATAACGCGTTTCTGCTTAGTTGAAATGTCCATTAGTCTATCCTAAAGTATCGGATATCGTCATACTTCAAGGGGATTCGTGGATCTTCCTCGTCTATTAGCCTTTGAATCTCGTTTTCCGCGTCTTCTTGACTATGGACATTTATCGGTATCATTTGGTTTTGGGCATACTGCTCTTGCAGCATAAATCTTACAGCGATCATTTATTTCTCCAGTTGTTTACTCTATATCAGTTTCTGCAAACAGTATATCATCCCAATTATCCGGCAGCTCCGGAGCCTCGGCTTCGATCATTATCGATACTAATTTCCTTGCCACGGTTTCCGTATCCGCATCGACGTACACCACCCCTTTGTAAGAGGGATGTCCTAAAAACAGGAATTGTACTTTCCAGCGTTTCACTTAACTTCGTTCAGCGCTGCTGATGCATCTGGTGCTTTGTTGTATTTGTTATCAAAACCGTAGCCCGCTCCGAAAATTAGTCCTATTTCAATAAATCCTGGGTACCATCCGGTGGTGTGTATTGCCGCTGTTCCAAAGCAAGTAGCCACCATGGCGCCAGCCGCCTTCATTGTAGCCTTTTGCTCCTTGAAAATGTACTCGTACAAAGAACAAGAAGTCGTCATGTGATCAAACCTCTTCTCTTTGTAGTGGTACAACATGCCGGCGAAGGCGATCACTAATAATTCTAAAAATATGACAAATTGGATCATAGCTTAATTTTCCTAAGTTTGCAGTTAAAAACCGTTCGTTTCGGTTTTGAATTCTTTGGGGTACCCGTTTAACACATCGAGTTTATGCTTTACAGATTGGCTACGGCAGGAAGCTGGGATATCCGTAGCCGTTACCGATAAAATAAATACTAGCACAAATTTTAACATGTGTGGCCCCCTTATGTGGTTATATCCGCAGGAAAATTATCGATCAATCCGTTAAAAGAATTACCTATTTTCCTGTTCGTTGCTGAATTTGTTACGTGACTAGTTTCTTTTTGTACGGCTACTTTTGTCTTACCTGTAGGACTAGTAAAAGTGTTATTTATAAGGCTTATGTCGGAAGATGTTCCGTTAGAACCCAAATCTATGGCTATTGAAGACCCCGCATTACCGGTTCCACAATCCGATAGCTCGTTATTGCTTATAGTTAAAGTGTCTACACTCGCTATTACTAAACCTTTTCCGCTTATACTCCCGTTAGTCTGAAGTTTATTGCCCGTAAAAAGAACATTGTATACCGTGGACGTATTCGAGAATCCTATGAAATTACTATCCGTGCAATTCGATATGTTGTTTCCGGTTACCGCTACGCCAGAACCTCCAATTACAGTAATACCTTTTACGCTATCGGATACGTTATTATTAGCCGCGGTATATGTATAGCCTACTATACTGGCATTGGCTCCTCTGGCATCATAATAGTTTAAAGCGACCTGACAATTGCTTAAAATATTGTCTTTAATGGTTATATTGCTCGGCTCTTGGGTAAACGCTGCATTTTTATAAAACACCGTTATAGCCCCGACGTTCCCCCCTATATCTAGCAGAGTGTTATTCCGTATTGTTATGTTTTTATTTATATCGGTAACCAGATTTGGTTCTATGTCGATAGCTCCCGGCATATCGTTTCTGGAACACCTTGTAAATATACAATTTTTTACTGTTAATCCGTCTACCGTTATGCTAGAAACAGCATTGCGGTTTTGTTTATTTACCCCGTCAAACAGGCATGAATCTACTACTACGTCCTGATTCGTCGTGCCAGCTGAATTAGAACCTAAATACACCCCATCCCCTTTCCATCCCGTAAACTGTACCGCCTGAAAAAGAACATTTCTGGCATTATTCGTAAATACTAGGTGCGTATGCTCTTCAAATATCGGGGCATCTGAAAATCCTCGGATCTGTAGGGACTTGAAAGTAACTCCAGAGGCTCCGACTATATTTATAGAATTTGTTCCGGCTACTGCAGTGGGTGATTGCTTAATAATAGTCGCGCTGCCATCTCCGAAGATAGTTACGGATTTAGAAATTAAAAGTTTATCGACTATATAAACTCCGGCGGGTACATATATTAACGAGCCGGTATTTATAGCGCTGTAAAAAGCTAGTGTGGAATCCGTTGTTCCAGTTCCATCCGCTTTAAACATAAGTACATTTACGGACTCACCCGCCGCCAGTCATCCATAGAATAGCGTGACCGTCATATGCTCTAAAGTTATGTAATCCGAAGCGGTATTCAGGGTTAACTGCACGGTTATATTTTTATCTACCGTAGAGTCTTGCGTCCCTGTGACAGGGACCGTTGTTACTGGACCTGCATTTCCTGGAGAACCTGTAGCAAAGGCTATCTGCTTAGTTAAACTGTTATTGTTTCGCACTCTGTGCGTTTCTTCGATTGCGACCGCGGTAGCTCCAGGTGCTGGATTTTTATACGAAAAAGTGCCATATAGAAATGACATTCTTTTAGTGCCTGCCGAAGCATTACACCAGCTCATGTGGTAGGTATCAAAGTACCCATTTTCGCTAAGTGATCCCCCTGGAAGCGTATAACTGACCGTTGGTATAGTAAAGGTACTTGTTTGCGTGGTCAGAGTACCACTGGCAGTTTGGCTGACTGCGCTTACACACGTAAACGTATTGGCATCTACCATTTGAAAATCATCATAGAGCCCTGCCGCAATAGCAGCTCCAGTTGTTACGGTAGCGCCCCCGATATAAACACGTTTCCCATTATGCACGGTGGCTGGAATATTGTGCGCCGTTGAGGTCACCGTAATTAGATTTCCTGTTTGTGAATACGTTGCCGCATTCGCCGCCGCCAGGGATGGTAGCACAATACCAAAATACTGGTTAAAAACTATCGTGGGGGCCGCAGTCCACCTAGACCCATCACTAGTAAACAATACCGATCCAACTTGGCATTTCCAAGGTCTACCGCCGTAATAATCCGCTGGAGGGCGTTCAGCTATCGTAGCGAATACCGGATCTTTATCTAATAAGACGGGTGTGCTGCCATAAGGTAATGTGTCTGCCATAGTAGTTCTTTTATGCCTCTAAAAATAAGTATCGTCTATCTCGTATTACGCTGGTTTCTGCCAAGGGAATTTCGCAAGAAGCCATTTTCTAGCCCGCATAAAAATATATTTCGGCGTTACTACTGAACGCCCCAAATAAGTAATATCGGCGGTTTCGAGCAGCTTGTAAGCTTGCGTGTAAGGTGCTGGCGTTACATATAAACCCGGTGCAGGTGCTGGCGCTTCGGTAACAAAATAATAAAGGTTTGTGTCAAGTGGGTTATAAACCAATGACCTTACGGTCTCGCCTGTTTCAGGATGCCCCCATAGCTGGGTGTTCATATTAAACCCGTTAGGATTTCCCGATACCTGTGACATCATTAAATGTTTTCCGCGCTTATCTCCGCACCCATATACACCAGTAGGCGCTCCCTTTGCTGGGTTTAACTCGATAATATCAACAGGGTAGTTATAAGCGTATGGCGTGGCGTTATTTGTCCATCGCGCCCAAGTGTCAGTTGCAATTGCAGTGCAGCGCCATAGGCCAACATCAGCCCCATAACCATTATCACCGACAGAAGCCCACAGTTTTACTGTCTGGTCTGAAAAAAATGAATGTATGTGCCTAGCTCCTGTCATTTGCTTTGATAGCGTCCATGTTGGCGTTCCAGACAAGGGGCCGTATTTAAATATTCTAGGTGGGGCTGGGTCTGCTGGGTCTGTAGTTAGATCAGCAGCGGCGCTATACTCACCCCAAACTAAGTAATCTTGAAATAGGGCGATACCATAAGGGCGCGTCGTTGCTAATGACCTTTTTAAGCCAGTCTGTATTGGGCATGTAATATCTGTCCAGGTTGCCGAAGATGTTAGGTCTGATGATCTATAAATACTTGTATCTGATCGCAACAAATAGAGCTGGTTATTATACTCAAGCAGGTCTGATATGACGTATACACTAAGTGCAGGAGCGGTCATTAAGTCGGTCCAAGTGTCGCCATCAGTCGATACGGTTATCTTTGAGTTGGATGCTCTCAAACCATAGGCTTTTGATGATGTGTAGCCGGACAGTGCTGCGCCCACTACTGATATGCCGGTAAAATCGACCGGGGCGAAATTATAGGGTGTATCCAAGTTTACAGCATGTCCAACAAGTTTAGGATGGCTGCTTGTTGGAGTGATGCTTGTAATCAAGGTATTCATAGGCATTATTGACGTTCTAAAGAACCCGCCATACCCCTGAACAAATGTCATTGTCGCCGTAGTGCCATTGCATGACACAGCATAATAATATGTTCCTGGGTCTAAAGTCGTAGGAACATGGGAGAACTCAAATGGCCCAGCAATAGGAACTTCTCGCTGCTCAGTGGTCACAAGCATATTCATTGTGTTGTCAAAGATAGCTATTTCGATTAGCTTAGATGCTTGAGTTGTTCCTATATATCCAGAAACTCTGTTTAATGTGATTGTTTCGCTTACAACAAAAGGGGCCAATCTAATATCATTTATTACCGTATCTATCGGGCTTTCGCCTTTTGTCTCAATTGTAATTAGCCCAGAATTTAGCGCGCGCCATGCAATACCGTTACTGGTATACATCGTATTATCTACTTGGCATTTCCAAGGTCTACCGCCGTAATAATCCGCTGGAGGGCGTTCAGCTATCGTAGCGAATACCGGATCTTTGTCCAATAAAGCGGGTGTGCTTCCATAAGGTAATGTGTCTGCCATAGTAGTTCTTTTATGCCTCTAAAAATAAGTATCGTCTATCTCGTGTTATTCTTGATCATACACGCCGCTCAAGAGATTAAATTTAAACTGTTCAATAAGAAAGAGTATCCGCGCTGGGTCACCCGTATGTGAAGCTATCCAGTCATCCCCGTTATGGCATCGGCCTATTACGACAACTTGCTGAAGCTCGCCCATTGCGCCGGCTAAAACGTCATCCGGATCAATATCCAGATTTCGATTAACGGGAAAATGGATTATATTATCTTTCATCGCTAGCACACAGTCATTTCAAAAGGGACGTCCGTCTGCCGCTCACGAATTACCACAGCAGGCAAACGTGGGCCAAACCGTTCTTCGAACATCGCGAATTCTTTTTCCGACTTTTTTTCGTTAAAAGTATCCGTATCTCGCTTTAAATACGCTAATGCGGTAATGCCATATATCAAATCTGGGTGCCATATCTCATCTATCTCGGGAACATCTCCGTCGGATTCCAAAAGAACGGGCAACCGTCGTACGTCTAGATACGCGGTATCCGCTTTGTTCGGGGTGCCCATAAAAGTAATGGTTCTTACGAAAATCCCGGAGTCCTCTCCGGTTCCAGCCTGTGTTTGATCGAGTGCGTAAGCAAAAGGTGTGCCCGTAAAGTCCATTCGGGTGGAATAGTACTGCTGTTGCTGCCGAAAACTGACTTCTTTGAGAAGATTACTTGGTTGAGACGCTAAATAAACCGATTTAACGGCCAAAAAACCACTAGGAAGTGCATATTTTGACCTCCACGTCAGGTCTACGTTTTGTGTGAAAACTATTGGAATATCGTCTTGGACGACCAAATTGGCGCGTAAGCATGCATCTCGAAGGGTATCGTTGGTGTAGTCAAGAATTTCTTCATCCGACCACAGGTATTCGGGGTTTTTATCGTCTAGCCGAGATCTAACTCTGCGGCGTATGTCTGCGAGTGTTAGCACGGGGGCCTCTGTTAGATCTGGAAAAGAACCCGAAAGCCAGTCGCCTGGATCCGGGCCGTGTTATTCTTAGATGTTGTCCAAATCCGGAAGCGCCGGTTCTTCTGAAGCTACTTCTGGAGCTACTTCTGGAACTGGTTTGGCCTTAGCTGGTTTTTTAGCCGCTTCTGGAGCGGATTCCTCTGCTGGCGCTTCTTGTACCGCCAATACAAAATTACCATGCTCGTCCGTGGTAACCTCATCGCCGTCGGTATTAAACATGAACCCGTCTTGGTAAAAAAACGGTTCCATTGGGGCTACCAAACCCATAGCCGATTTATACGGCTTTTCTCTGTTAAATTTTGCCACGTTAATTCCCCAGTCTGTTTTTTGATGCTACTTTTGTCATGTAGCGAGTTTCTTCCGTTTCGTAACGTTGGCCGTGGCCATAATCTGTGCTCATCGATGTGTCATACCACAGAGAGGATCCTGTCGGGCCTGAAGCGTTACCCTCGCAGATATATCCAGTTTGTAAAGGGTCGTCAGAAGACATTGTGGTATCTTCGTCTTCAAACGAACCGATGATCGCGTCTACCACAATGCTGCCGTTCATGCCTTAATACCGGAATTTGAAGTTCTTGCCGTTTTCTGAACCGGCATCTTCATCCATGCTTTCCTGGCGGAAAACACTGTTATTGGTTTGCTGTTGGGTTTGAACTGCGCCACGGGTCAGGTTTTCAACCATGCCCAGGCCTGATTCAACACCAGCTTTCAAACCGGATTTTGGAAAATTGCGCGTATCGCGCATGTCGTTTTCTTTATCAACGTCAAAATCATGCACGTTGTCTCTTCCTGCGTAACTGCCCATAGCAATCTCCGAGTTTATGTGTTTGGTTTTGCGAAGCCGGTTAAAGCTTCGCGATTACAACTATTTTAGAACCAAGCCAGGGTTACGTCAACTGTTGCTGCACCGGCTGGTGTTCCAACAGGTGCCGTATACGTAATACTGACCGGTCCAAGCGCTTCGATTGCCGCTGGGTACGGCGCAGAGACTGCCGCTGGGTTGGCAGTGCCAGTAAGGTCCAAAGTGCCGACGATAGGGTTTGACCCTTTGCGGAACTGTGAGCCCCAACCTAATACAGTACCAGCCTGTGACGGAGACGCTGCTGTACCGAAGGTTAAAACACCAGCGGCTGATGGGTTGCTTGGTACGCCGACAGCGATGTTAGCTGGAGTAGTGGTACCAACAAAGTTAGTAGTTACCGAAGCGTTAATATCGATCAATCGGCACTGGGTAGCGCCAGGAGGTACAGCTACAGTCCACGCAGTAGTAGTGGTAGCTACCGAGCGAGTGTAAGTTTGAAATCTTGGGTTTGAGTATGCCATTGCATTTGTCCTCTGAAAAAATTCTGTTTAGTGTAACCCGTATTGCTACGGGCTACTCGGTTTCGCAGCCTTACTTAGATAGATGAGTCCCATTTAACAACACGGGCATCCGCAGCGTTGGGATGGCTTAAACCGAAACCTTCCAAAGCGTACCATGCGATACCACGGCCACGGCCGTAGTCGTCAGGAATCTTACCGCGAATTTCTTCGGGGATTGCGATACCTTCTGCAACTGTGTCCGCACCCATGAAGAAGATCCAGTCAGATTTCGCGTTGTTCCACACGTCGGCAGTGCCTGCTTGTGGGTCGAAAGTCGTGGAATCCGCTGCACCGCCGGCCGGGATATGTGTTTGTTCGATAAATCGAATACCACGGTATCTGCCGATTTCGCCGTTTTTAATCTGTGCCAAACCGGTTTCAGTGTACGTCTGGATACCTTCCAGGTCAGATTTCAGCTGGACGTAAGTGGATGGTCTTGCAACCGCCAAATAGTCGCCTGCTTCATAAGCCGGGATACCACGTTCTTTCATCATGGTTGCGATTGGCTCGACATGGCCTTTGCCAAAGGCAACGTTGTTGGCGATAGTTGAAACGCCATTGGTGTCCAATGCACCGATTGCTGTGGTACTGGTACCCGCGTTTGCGCCGACTCTTAAAGGAGTTTGGTTGAACTGGTTCCAAGCCGCCACGTCAAAGGTTTCTGCAACGTCGATTTTCAACAACTTGCGGATGATTTCTTTGATCGGCTGCTCAGACAAATCGTCCAATTTACCAGAGTAAGGAACCGATTGGCCGTACTCAGTCATGGTGCCTGAGTATTGAGCAATTTTGAAGCCAGATTCTGGCATTCTTTCGGTTTCGTCCAACGCGCGGCCTTTGGTAGACAGCTTGTTATAAACGTTCCAATACCATTTTTCGCCGCGAGATTTACCCACTAACGGTTTACCGTCAGCATCGTTTTCCCTTACGTCGCACAATTGGCGCCATTTAACGACAGGCAAGTTCTGTAAACGGAGATACTCCGACAGATTGGGTGCCCACATGTATCCGCCTTCATCGGCTACTGACCAGATTTGACCGCTCATATTTTTCTACCTACTTGTTTCGTGGAAGAATTAACTTCCTGTTGGTTTATAGCCGCCGGATAGGCGGAGTTAAATAAATCTTTTTACAACTGCCCGCGTTTCGCTTTCATTTGCATAATCGCATCTGATCGCGTTGCTTGCTTAGGTGCAGGTGCTTCTTCTTTTCTTGCGTTAGCGCTCGGCAAAGTCACTATCTTACGTTTGTTCGCCATCCTATCTTCCATCGGTGGGACAACAGGCTCTTCCGCAGGAGCTTCTTCCGCTGCCGGTTCTTCAGCAGGAGCTTCTTCAGCCATAGGCTCTTCAGCTGCAGGCTCTTCAGACGGCATTTCTGGAGGCATTTCCGGCACCTGCATAGCCGCCCCTTCCGGATATAAATCCGCTACTGCTTTTTGAATGGCCTCCACTGCAGACAAACCTTCTTGTCGGTATACATCCGAAAGCGCTAAAACTTTATTAGCTTCCAGGCCGTCTTCGCCCAATTCCGGGTGCTTAGCAACGATGGCGTCGGTAGCATCCAGGAATGCTTGCGCTTCTTGCTCTGCTTGCGCTTCGCTTTTACCGCGGTGCTTATTTTCCTGAAACCGGTGCTCTTGCATCTGCTTATATAACTGCTTGGCCTGTTCAAGATCTCCAAAAGCCACCGCTTCGTGATACTTGTCGATCAACTCGTCGTGAGATACACCTTCTGGCGGGACGTATTCCCCAACCGGCTGCATCTTTTTTTGATGCTGTGGTTCGGAAGCTTCTTCCTTCGCGAATTGCTCAACTGCGCCTGAGTCTTTATGTTCTGGCTCAGTCATTTCTTCTTTGGCAAATTCTTCAACTGCTGTGGTTGGCTCTTCACCTTCCGCTTTTTCCTCTTCAGGAGCGCCAGTACCGCCTTCTGCAGCTTCTTCAGCCGCTTCGCCACCGTCTTCTTTATCCGCTTGTACAGCGTCCAATTCTTTTTGGGCTTCTGCAACGATGCCTCCTTCAGCTTTAACTTCTCCGCCTTCTGCAAAACCTTCCGGTTCTTTCTCAGGGGCCACTGCTTCAGGTTCCAACATGTTGTCTTTAACGCCTTCATACAAATCGGTTTTGCCCGCATTCTTGTTTGAACTGCGTTTACCAGCACGTAACCGCGCCTGCACGTTATCGTCTTTTGAATAATCGGGTTTAGGAAGTGCTGCAGATTCGCTCTCGCCTTCGTCTTTAACTTTATCTTCTTCGTTCATATTTCTGTCCTGATTTCGAGAAGGGTTTTTACACAACACTACGTTACCTTAATTCAATATCATGAAGTGTAGACGAGTGTCAACTTTTTTCAAATAAATTGTTCTTCTTCCGGTATTTTTACCGGTTGCGCGATTTGTAATTTCGCTATCCGTTCTTTTGCTATCCGTTTAGGCAGTTCGCGAATTTTATTTCGTAAAGTGCTTTCGGCCTTAAACCGTACTACACAACTGTGTGGTATTAATATCTCTTTTTTATGTAAAGGGTTATACGCCATAAAATCCGTTTTAATATCCGGTGTTAGATTGCCGACGCCTGGAATTATTACCTTTCTGCCGTACACTAATTCGCAATGAATTACCGCGCAAAAAGCATCGAAGAAAAATCGGCTTTCGTACGGAGTGTACCCAGTCATATCGCCTATTATCTTAACCATTTCCATGGTGGTTAATGGCCGTTTCTCATCCGGTTTCCGGTACCGCTTTGGTATAACTTCTCCCTCGCCGAAGATTCTCTTTGGCCGGCCTCGCCCCCTTTTTACTGGCGTCTCCTCAAACATACCTAAATCCCCAAGGATTCTTCTTGGTGTATGATCTCTTCCGCGGCACGGCCTTCACCTACTGCCTCATCCAACCACTGTAGAAACATATCAGGTATCTTAGCTTTCCACTGCAGTGCCATTATGCCCTCCGGGCTATTGGGATCCGCCAATACCAGCGCTTCTAAGGCTTCTATCCGGCATTGGTGCGCCCGGTCTATCAAGTACTGCCCAACCTTATCGTGCGCAATGAAGTGCTCTATGTCCAAGCCTAAAGAAACTGCCCGCATGGACGGGTCGTTTTGATACTTTCCTGCTAAATCAACCATTTAATCTCTCCAGTTTAAATTATTAGTCGCCTAAAGTTGGTGTTTCTATTCCTGATTTTGCGCCTAATACCGGAGAAACGGGTTGCGGCGGTAAATTAGGGTGCGTTCCGGTATTTTGCACAACTGGAGCCGCCTGCGGGGTAACCGCTTGCATTACCGGAGCCGCATTACGGTCGATAAACCCGACGGATTTCAAAATTTCATCTGTAACTGGCGCCATTCCTGGGTTCTGTGCAGCCACTCCCGCTGCTTGCGCGGCTTCGTAGACGGCCGTAACGTTCGTCGTCGTGGTTTGGGCCTGAATGAGCGCTATTTTTGCGTCCATTTCCAGTAAAGATTTTTGGATTTTTGCGTTTTCCATCTCTAATCGGGTATTTTCCAGCTGTAACTTACCTTGGGCAATTTCCATTTTGCCCTGTTCTATCTGCATTTTCATTTCCATTTGCTGCTGCGCCAACTGCTGAGCTGGGTCTGGTGGTGGGCTTTGCTCCATAGCATCGACTTTAGCAAAATCGAAGAACCGGGATCCATTATCGTAACCAGCAGCTCCGAATATCTCGTTAGCAATTTCTGCTCCTCGTATCGCTGCTCCTGCTTTAGGAACTAAACTGACTGTCGTCGCGACCGCGCTCTGTATTTTCTGCATTCTTTGTGTCGGACTTACCGCGCCCATGCCGACGTTAACCGATACCGAGAATTTATAATTGAAATATTCTGGTAAGACTTTCAACAACTTAGCTTTCTTAGCCGCTACGGTTAGTGCCGTTGCATCCGTTTCATACATTGCCACGAGTTGTACTAGCTGTCTAAGAACCGGTTCGATCCAAGTTTCGGTAAAGGTTCTTAACTCCATTTCCCGTACTTGGTTGCCCGCCTCGTTCATCAAATTCATGCCGGTTGCGGTTTCGTGCAACTTCCGGTTTGCATTAACAGTAGACCCGGCCGTTGACCCTGACAGGTCGTCCATAGCCAACGAGAGTCTGTCCATCTCCTGGTAGCTTGAAGCCGTTACGTCTTGTACTGGTAATGGCTCTACATGGCTGGATAGAGCTCCGGGAGCACTAACACCTATTAACCCTCCTGGTACGTTTCGGCTCAAGGCCCTAACGTCGACTTGGTTCCCTTGGCGGTATAAATACCGGCGGTTTAATACTTGCCGAACGTTATCGTAACGTTGGTTATTTAATTCGTTGACCGCTTTCTGAAGTCCTGAAGTTAGCTCAACCGGGCTGCTTGGGAATGGCCGGTCCGTTTCGACTTCCATTTTCCCGAGTACATAGTCCCGTTGTCCTCCGGCCCAAGGTATTACCTGAGTAAGAGGTACCGGTTCTGACAATAAAACATTTACACCGGCGGTATAGTAAAGCCAATCAATCCCGTCATATCGGACAATATTCCTGTGAATCCAGACTATGCGGAATTCGTCCACGACTTCCATCATGTTGGATTTAGGATCCAGCCGGCGTGAACCTGACCGGGCACGACGTGTGGTATCTAAGTTATCCCGGTTACCCGCGGATAAAAGCTGTCCGGCTCCCAGTTCTTTCCAGGCGGGTTCCCCGTTTTTAGAATCCCTGCCCTTACGTAATTTTATCTCTGTTAAAACATCCCCTAAGAACATCGGCATCAGTTCTATCAGGTAGGGGGAAGAATTTGCTGGGTCCAGCCAGTCGGCTGCAGGGGATATTCGGATATTTTCTATCGGTACTACTCGGACCGTTGGTTCGTCTTTTATAATCCGCGTTTCATAAAGTTCTGTAACCGCACCGGTCTCAGGATCCACTTCTCTGCCGACTAAAATCTCGGCTTCCTTAAAGTTCCACGATTGATGTGACGCAATGGTGCCAAGTACTGCGGTCTCACCGATTCCGCCTAGGACCAATTGGTACCAAGGAATCGTGTGTGTTAACCGGTAATTTAATAAGTTTTTGATCAGGTCTGCTGCATCTCGCTGCTCCGAGTTATCCGAGTCTTCGGCTTCAATAGCGACAACGTCGGAGCTGGTAAAGTAAGCAGAAGCCGCTGCGGCCTGGATTGCCCGTACCAAAGTACGTGTTTTTGGCCAAAAATAATTTGCCCGGTGCTTATTGGCGTCCGCCAAAATAGGTGAATCCGGCGCATGCTCTGACCGGTAATGCGCAAAGTTTCTAGCCCAGATAGCCCTTTGATTAACTTGCAACCACGATTCGCTTGACTCGTAAGCGTTTCTTGCCATTCGCACCCAATCCGTTGCTTCTCCAAAAGTTGATGAGTCACCCTGACTTATCTTCGGCCTTCCAGCCGCATAATTGGGGTTATTCCCTAGCCCATCAACTGAATTGACTTGTGGGGCGGATACCGCAGAGGAGGGTCTGTAATCTCCCCCTGCTAACGAAGGCTGTGGATCAAATGGCGCAAGCAGCATGGTGTTAACCTTTCAAAATATCAAATTGTTGCTTTATCTTACCATACCCAGGATTTATTTCAGGCATAGCTGCGCTATCTGGAATAATAAGGCCCGCCGGGGTACGTTTAATACCGTGAATCTCATCCTGCCGGTGCCGGGTTCTGGATAGCCCGAGGGCTTCTAAAAATTCTCCCCCTGCTCGCATGATGCAGGACATTTTATCCCGATCCATATCCAGATACTTAACCAAATACACCACATCAGTCGGGACATCCTGTAAACGGATGATCAACGCGCCTAAAACTCCCCCTACCGTTTCGGTCCACTCAAGCCCCCATTTCCAACCAGGATAGTGCCGGGTCAGTATAGCCATGGCCTCGTTCGCTATCGTTTTTTGCTCGGGTAGCCATTCGGTCGGCATCGACTCTACGACCGGGTCTCTTGCGTGTTGAAAGTTTAGGTTCGCCATCTTATCTCCAGATTAATGTTTTTGTTAAAGGCACAACTGCCCAATTTCGGTAGGGCCGTCCAGTTCAGGTGGGACCATCTGCCGCCAATGCGCGGGGCTGACTATTTTTACCGGTAACCCTTCTACTTCTAAAACTTCCCCTACTACTGCGCCGATACCGTTTGCCGCCAAGTGAATTACTTTTGGCCGGCAGTCAGAGGTTTTCATGTATTCACTAATGATACTGAATGCGCAGCGCTCAACGGACAAAGGATCATCCGGTTGGTGCTCTAAATTAATTTGCCAGATAACAGACATTTTTATTTCCTATGGGTTAGTTGATACAAGATCAGGATCCGGTAAATGCGTCGTATGGCCGCCGGAAATAGAAACGGGTTTGCCGTAAAAACCTTCCGGTTGTAGATTACTCCAGAACATCTTCCGGCTGTTGCCAAAAATATAGGTAGGGTACGGTTCTTCCGGCCCCATACGCGCTCCTTGTACCAAAGTTTCGTATTCGATTATTGTTTCTGTTACTTTGTTGAGTGGTATGGAGGCCATAAAAATATCCCGTTAGGCAATTCGTTTGATATTTATATCACAGAATGCGTTGCATACCAAAAAGCGTTAGTCGTTTCGCTAAAATATCGGAGTATTTCCCCATTACTTCGGCCTGTTCGGTCAGTAGCAATTTCATCTCTTCAGATAAACCCAGGTAATAATTACTGATCAAAAACGCTTTCAACTTGACAAGTTTACCGTCGAGTTCTTCCTTCTCGAATTCTACCCGTTGTGCATGTGTCAGCATGCTATTTCACCAGTTTTTTCCACCAGGATTCAACTTTCTCCCCGGCTTCCTCTATTTCCTCAATTACTTCGTCCAGTACTTCTTCTACTGGATTCCGGTATTGGTGTTCCTTTAACAGGTAGCCTTCCAAAGCCCAGACTTTATCCCGCGCCATGTTAAACGCCAATTTTTCCCCTATCTCCTTACTGAAATTCTCAGCGTAGGCGCAGGCGGAATATCCCACCGTGGTAAAACCGTTTTCCAATACTAGTAGGCAAACAATCGTTGTGGTGCCAGGGAATTGGTGAAAATGTATTTCAGCAATTTTGGAATCCAACTGCTCCGCAGTAACGCGGGGTGCGGTGCTATGGGCTTTCAGTTCTTGTTCTGTTACGTGATCTTTCATGTATTTCTCCAGTATAAACGGTAAGGTTGTTAAGTTAAAATTCTCGGCATAAAAGAGATGTCGATAAAACATTCCCCGAAAGATATGCTTATGGTCCAAGCTTCTCTTCCATGGGCTTTTATTTCCGGTTCTCCTACCGTTCGCAGTGCAAAAGTAGTTGTTATATCACGAACTACTTTTTCCGGTTCGCTTGGCGATTCTGTCCACGGTACGCATATTAAATCAAAATCCCTAGCTAAGCTACCGTGTACCGCTAGGGCATACCCGTGCGATTTAGCTATCTCAGCTAAGCCTGGATATAAACCACAATAGATAGGAGCGAAGCTAGGGTTCGGTTTTTTACTTGCCATTTTTAAAATCCTAAATTAGGGGCCTCAAAATAACTGTCCCCATAGTCATTACCAAAGGCTCCCCCTGAGTTTCCAACAGCGGAGAAAAATCCCGCCGCTTTGGCCTGGGCGGCCTGTAGAAAAGCGTCGGCGCCGTTACTTTCTGGTCCGTGCTTCGGCGTATTTCGCCACGTTCCGGTTCGTGGGTTCCACTCTTTCCGGTACGCTTCGAGTCTTTTTAACCCGACTGAGCAGTGCTTCTGATCAAATACGCATTGACTTAACAAAATTCTCCCCTGCTGTATGGCCATCTGCTTGTCCGGGGTTTTCGGTACCAACCAGAATCGCCAGTGCGGGGCTACGCTTTGAAACATTTCTTCCGGAGTCATGTTTCGATCAGCCCCCTGGCGCCTGTGGTTAGCGTCGTGGGGTAAATATACATACTCGAGGACATAGTTTAACGCATCCACTTCTTTAACGAAATAAGAAAACGGTTCGCCGCTCGCCTCCATGTAGTTGATCACCGCATAATGCGTCCGCTTCGGTTGGAAAAACCATAGCGCCGTCTCGTCGTTTTGCCCTATATCACAGAAAATGCTAACCGGAAACATCGGGTCGTATGGGCACAACCCTATTCGTTGCTCTTTCCGCATCTGACTAAATTGCTCTTTAAAGTACGCCCCTTCCATAGATACCTTAAACGCTTCATCCGGTGTCGACGGCATTTCCGCCCACATCAATTCCTGATCGCCTGAATACGTAACGTCCCGGTACTTGACGTACCATGCTCGTTGCCCGTCCGTTATCGGGCGTTTTATCTTCAATTCCAAATCGTTGAAGTACTGCTCGTCCCGAGCAGAAACAATAACGGATCCGGGTGGCATGACGTACGCCGGGTCTTCCCACCAGCCAAAGAAGTGGAATTTGAAATCCAGTTTCCACAACGCTTCGCCGGTTTCCTGCATCTTCTGCGCGGTATCCACTAAATCGTAGAAAGCTCCCTCTTGCCCTTCCGCGGTCGACTCGACGAATACTAAACCGTCTTCCGCTACCGCAGTAATGGATCCCGTCACAATTTCCCGTGCTTTGCCTGGATCCTTTGCCGCTATCTTTCCAAATTCTGAAATGTGCAGGAAGGAAGGTGTCGTTCCCCGTGCTGAGGTTCGAACTTCTACTCGGCTGCCGTTCTTAAAAGCGATGCTACTTTTTGATGTCGAGCCTTCCAATGATACCGGGTCGGCGAACTTAAACGGTTCCGGTAAGTTATCGTATGCAAACTTAAACACGTCCCTGAAAATCGCTTCTGCAATCTCCCGGTCCTGCGCAATTACTACACAGCTTTCATTAGGGGAGAAAAGCGCCGTATCCAACATGAAAATCTGAATGAACGTCGAGAAGCCCATCTTACGAGCTTTCAGAATAACGTTCCGGGTGTGAAACGAGGATAAGAGTTTTTTCTGTGCGACGTTTGGTTTAAACGTAATAACTTTCTTTTTCTTATCGACGATCTTGTACAGGTGCGCCATCCGCCAGATTGGGTCGCCCAGATGGTGCGCTAAGTCGTCTTCCGTAAAGTCAAATGACGTCAAGTCCATAATCGGTTTCCGAGTCGGCTGACTCGGCGGTGCGCTTGCCTGCTGACTCGATTGTGCTGAGGGGTTTTTTCTAGGTCTGCCGGGAGACCGGGTTATCTTTTTGTTTTTTGCCTTTGCTTTAGCTGCGGTCATATGAAGTCTTCATCGTCCGGAGTCTGCGTTAAGGGGGTTTTTGGCGCCGGTACTAACCCTTCCGCTATGGCCCAGTCATCGTCTGCAAAAAACTCTTCAAAGGTTTCTGTCTCGAGCATCGTGTGGTCTTCCCAATATTCTTCAGACTCCCCATCGTCCCCGTCCTCGTCGGTTTCCTCTTCTTCCGTAAATTCCCCGTCTTCAATCTCGTCCTCCATAGATTTTCCCTCTATCGTCGGCCGTAAAATATTCCCCTGTAGCGCGAGTAACAGACGGGATAAAGAATCTCCCGTATCTACTGTTTGTGTGGTCTGTGATTTCTCCGCCCAGCCGTGGTTGTTCTTCAAATCAAATATCACTCCGGACGATGAACCCTTAGTCTCCAACAACATGGTGTTTTTCCATTCTTCAATTCGGGTACGTGCCGTTTCCACCACGTGCGAATATTCATCCCCTTTCTCCTCGTACGACTTTAAAGCTTTTGGACTCTTAAAGCCCAGCGCCAAGGTAAGCCCTGCGATTGTCGGTGGTCGACTGCGTGTGGTTTCCCCGTCAAGGTACGTCAACTGATCGAAGTACATATTGACTGCGTGCTGCAAATGCTGTGGGGATTGGTAGAAAGGTAATGCTCCTAGGGAGGCTTTGACTTCTGGAGAATCTTGCATACCTAATCCTAATTTTAATCTTGGTTTAAACGCTGCACCGCTGTCTTTATCCGATACTTTTTTACGGGGTGCCGGTAAAACGCGTTGCTGTGTTTTTGCTGTCTTTGCGTAGAACTCTGATCTGAAATCGCTCATAAGTTTGTGGCAGGGTAAATGCTATTGGGTAATTGTGGTGGTTTGTTTAAGCATATACCAACTGCTACGAATGGTCAAGGCGAGGTATAGTCGATAGTGGAGCGGGTACGGGGAATCGAACCCCGTCCCTCAGTTTGGAAGACTGGCGCTCTACCTTAGAGCTGTACCCGCGAGGTGTTTGGTCGGAATAGCAGGATTCGAACCTACGGCCTCACCCTCCCAAGGGGCGCGCTCTACCAAACTGAGCTACATTCCGATTCTGAAAATAATAACCCCGAAAACTTTGCACCTGGAGAAATACACAGTATCGGGGGCAGCAAGGAATGCCGGATGAGTGGCGCTGCAACGCTAGTATACTTCGAGGTGGATGTTTTCAAAAATATTTTTTAAATTTTTTATTCGCGGTTATCTGACAGAACAGGGGAGGGGTGGGTTTTTGCGTGTCGCGTGTTGGTGTTAACGGTTTCATATCAAATTACGTTGCTTATCAAAAATACGTGTTTCTGAGGGACAAACGATATCTGAGTATTAGATAACTAATCGTTTGGGTATCGGTTTATTAGATCTGATAAATCCTGCATATCGGTTTATTAGATCTGCTAAATCCTGCATATCGGTTTATTAGATCTGCTAAATCCTTTTTTCTAATAGCTTGTTGCAGGTGACACGCTATTTTCTAAAAACTTTTTGCGGATATCTTTTGGGGTTGCCAGGGGTAGTCTGTGCTTCCCGCTCCCCCGATTTCCGATGGTAGTACCCAGCCTACCCCACCCCCATAAAATCAAAAAGTTGTCCGCGTTAAGCGGACTCATTATCGCTTGTTTCTTATTAGCTTGTCGCGTAGCGACTCCTTACTAGATATTATCAATAAGCTTTAATCTTCCTTATTCGAGCGGAGCGAGCCGATTTTTTTCAAGCATTAAGCTCAACACATGCCATTCCCGGCCTGTTACATATCGCTCTGTAAATGCCTGCTCGTACTGTTTTAAACGTTCAGCGTATACACTAGCAGCGGCCTTTTTTCTCCACTCTTCCCGGCTCAATCTATCGCTGCGCTTGTTTCTTTCTTTCGGCCTGCGTACTTTTCTAGCCTTCTTCCGTTCATCCGATAAGCGCCAAGCGATAAACTTTAATCGATGCCCCCTTTTATCCCCCTTTGCCCTAGTTTTGGCCAGCTGATAGTTATGTTTTGTTAGCTGTATACCGACTGGCGTATCAGGAACGATAAAAGCGCAATAAAAAGCTCCGTTAGTAGCTTGTTTCAAGTGGCCGTGAGGTAAAAAGCCGTTATCTTTCAATCGGTCGCGCATTTTATACAGCAACATGTATGAATGCGTTACTATAACCGCATAACGAGCTTTTTTATACTTTTCATTATCTAATTGGTTGCTAAACAGTAGTGTAGTCATCGAATTTTTAGATTTAAGGGAGTTTGCCGGATTGGAGTTTTTAAAACTCGGGCAGAGTTTTAGCCTTAATATTACCAGAAAACCGCAAATAGCTACCATTCACAGGTTGAAATTATCCGTTGTCTGGTAGCGTAGTCTATTGCGCTTGGCCGCTTTTTGTCCGTCCATGTCCTACGTAATCACGTTGTTTTTGTAATTTCCCCCTACGCGTATTTTTTGCGGGTACGGTTTGACCGTGTAACCCGTAAAAAATACGCGTTGTACCGTCCGTATTTTTTACGGGTTGCTCTTCGATTGAGTTGCACTTTCGCAAGTGTCCAGGGGTAGCCGTCTTTTTGTCCTGTCGTTGTCCTGTGGTGGTGGACACAAAAAACAGCGCTAAGTTTTTGTTTTAACTCTCTTATTTTTTCTGTCCTGTCCTGTCCTGTCAAAAATAAAGATATAATAATAACACAAAAGTATAGTAAGTATTACGTCTCTGTATAAGGATTATAAAGAAGGTATTATAAAAAAGAGTAAAGAAAATAAAAACGACTTGAGGGGGGTACCCAGGACAGCACCCAAAAAACGCCTTTTTTCCCTTATAAATCAATAGCTTACGAGCCGTCCACCACCCAAGGACAGGAGGACAGGACAAAAAAAAGTTGTTATAAATCAAGCACTTAAATTACCACCCCATAGCCTTCAGCGTGGCCACCCCAGGACAGAAAGGGGCTAATTTTTGCGAGTTAACTGCAAAAAAGCGAAAAACCACAAAATAATTGCAAATAACCCGCAAAAAATACGAGTTTAGATAAAAAAGCACTTGACACACGCGCAAATTGCGCGGATAATGGAACCCGTAGACAGAGAAACACCCAAACCGATTTTTTAACCTGCCAATTTAGGCAATTTTAACTTTTTAAAGGATACCGCAATCATGGCCACACTTTCAGCTCGTTATAACAACAATTCAGGCCGCGCTTTAGACAATGGCACTTTGCACGCGTTAGCACCATCAATATTCGCAGAGCAGGCCGCGCACGACCGCTCGGAAAAATACACATTTATACCCACAATTCAAGTAGTCGAAGCTTTACGTAGTGAAGGCTTTTATCCAGTGGCCGCGGCTGAATCAAAAGCCCGCAAGGAAGAAAAGCACGGTTACACGAAACACGTTATACGCTTCCGACAACATGACGGGTTTACAACAGTAGGCGAAACAAAGCCCGAAATTGTCTTATTGAACAGCCATGACGGCACGTCTAGTTATCAGCTAAGCGCGGGCCTTTTTCGCCTTGTTTGCTCAAACGGTTTAATTGTTGCGGATGGGGCAGCACTAGAAACTATCAAATGTCGTCATAGTGGTAATGTGGTCGATAACGTAATAGAGGGCACATATAAAATTATCGAAGAAATGCCCAACGTTTTACAAAGCGTTGAAGAAATGAAAGCGTTGATAGTACCCGAAAAAATACAGACCGCTTTCGCTAGGCACGCGGCTGGCTTGCGATGGGATGCCGAAACAATGCCGATTGATCCAGACCGCTTAAACCGGGCAAATCGCCGGGAAGACTTAGCGAGTGATTTGTTTACCACAATGAACCGAGTGCAAGAAAACATTATACGCGGCGGTATCCGCGGCCGTAACGCGAACGGCGGACGGTTGACCACACGGGCAGTCAATTCCGTAACCGAAAATGTAAGATTAAACAAAGCCGTTTGGGCAATGGCGGAGGAAATAAAAACCCTATTGGCCGCTTAAACAAACACCCGGCCATGGATGGCCAAAACTGCAAACCCTAAACGATAACTAACTAAAAGGAAATACTATGTTACAGCGCGCTAAGTTTACACACGACAATAAAACCGGCTATGTAGATAAAGAAGGCTTTGTTTTGTGGGCGGGTTTAGGCTTCCAATTTGAAGCCGCTAAAAATAACCTAAAAACAAAAATACTCGAAGCGGCCAAAAAGGCCGGTTTTTCAATCAACTAAAAACAGGATACAAAACCATGAAAGCACAAATTAAAAAACCAGAACAAATTGAAAATGGCTACTTTCTAACCGATTCAGACGAACCGCTTGATTTATTGCCGGTTCAAACATTCGAACGCGTCAACTATTCAGACTTCGACTTACCACGCCCGCGCGATCAATTCGACGAAAGCCGTGATTGGTATTTCACCGCGTTTGATTTTCACTAACACGGGGCCGCGTTTGACCCGATACACTAACCTGGAGCCGCGCACATGGAAAACTTAACAGTAGACCAAAAAACAAAACTCGGCGCTTTAGTGATCGAATTATTAAACCTTAAAGAAAAAGGCGGGCGAATAGAAACCCGATACGGCCCAAAAACTCCGCAAGGCTTAGGTGCGACAATCGAACGCTTTATAAACGACGTGGTTAACGATGACTAAACAAAGCAATTTTTAAGCTACCCATATAGCGCCCCGGTTCAGAAAATCGCACCACGGCGCTAAATTGGGCCTTAATTAACATTTTAAAAGGATACCTAGCCATGATTTTTAACAAAGATTTAAAAAACAACGGACACCGGCACCCATTCGACGGCGGCAACGTTGTGAAAGGTTTACAGCTAGTTTTTATCGCCACAGTTTTTGCAATCGTTTTACTTGGTTGTTTAACCGCTTAAGGGGAGTTTTTAAAATGGTTTTTTACGCGACACGATACCAAGCCAAAAAAGAGAATCCAAACGCTAAAATCTGCCGGATAATCGCGGGCAGTAACAAAGGGGATTTTACCGCCTTTTATGATTGGATAACTTACAACAGTTATAAACGATCTGGATTAGTCCGCTAAACAACACAACACTAGGAATAAAGAAAATGGCCACGATTAAAAGATATGAATTTACTTTAACCTTATCAGGAGAAGGCGAAACAGAGTTACAAGCCTGGATAGATGTATGCGACTCGTTCAGTGTGGATTATGGGCTACCACCGAACCAAGGGGAATTAATAGAAGAGTTTGACGGGGACCTGGATTAGTCCGCTAAAAACCTGAAAGCCTAACAATTAACCAAAACATTTTTAAAAGGATAGCAAGCCATGACCACTAAAACAGACTACAAAAGAGAAACCATAGAAGAACTGGCAAAAAATTTAATAGCGGCCGGTTATCGAGTTTTCATCAGTAAAACAGGTACGTATGGCTTTTACACCGACAAGGAAGGGACAAAAATTATAAGTTTTCAAATGGATTTATTGAGTGTTTCGGCCAGTGGTAACTATAAGACATCAGAACCGAGCAGAACGGGAGGCGGATGGCAAATAACAGATTGCTTTAGCTGCTTTAATAGGTATCCCAGCGTAAACAAAGTAGAAGCCGATAAAGTTTTTAACGCGTACCCGCCAAGCTGGGCGCTAGGTAGCGCAACATTCAAGTACACGACACTCGAACAGCATTTAAAACAATACGGACAGTCGAGCGGGTATGTGGAATTTTTTGTTAATTGATACCGACTACAAAACCCTTAATCAAACATTTTTAAAAGGATAGCAAACATGGCACCGAACCAAGCCTTAAAACAAAGATTAGCAGATTATAAAAAATACGCACGCGTGGTTAACAGTGACAACTTAATAGCACGATGCATAGGCCCGGTACATGAGAAACCAATAAGCTGGCAGCAAGCGCGCCAAGAATGGCCGCTAAACAAAACCAGACCGGCAGCGCTTAAAAAAGTCGACACTACGCGCGCATTATCAGACGACAAAAGCCGATTTTTTGCCGATGCATTCGAAAAAATGCCCGGATATGTTGACCACGTTGACGCGCACGAAGTCAGCCACCGTTTACCGTTAGGCTGGTATTGTGATACTTTTCAGCACCAAACAATCAAAGCCGCGGTTATATCAATCCGGCACCCGCAAAAACTAAACACGGATAATGATAGCCACGTTTTTTATTTGGCCGGGACTTATTCAGAAGACTATGACGGCGTGACAATTTACACTGATAAACTTTTCGAAAGTCAAAATAGCGCCGCGTATTATGCCGACAGATTGGCAGAAAAGGAAGCCGAACAATCAAGGGAAGACGATGAAAAATTTCACGCTGAACAGAAAATTGAACAGTTAAAAGCCGATTATCACGAATTAAATATCGATGGCTTAGCCTTGATAAAAGAAATTAAACAAGCCGCGGGCAGTTTCACGCCACACATTTGCGCCACGCTGAAAAACGAAATAATGGCGACGGTTCGAGAAAAAAAGCAATTGCTAAAATCTATAAAAAAGCTAATCGAACAGCCCTGGACAATCGCAGAAAACTATTAATCAACACTTAACAATTCACTAAAAGGATAAAACGAAATGACTACAAAAATATTTTTAGGCCGAACAGCAAGCGATTTTACAGAGTTACCAGACGAACCGCTTTTTATTGCTAAACATTCTTTTGATTGTGGTTGGTATTGGGGCTTTGGTTACATAGGTAATAAAAATTTACATATGCACATTGAAAGTTTGATTAATTCAAAAGTTTATAAAGCTAGTGAAATTTTTTCATCGACAAAAATAACGGATTCTGAATGGCGGATAGTTCGTGATTTATTTATCCAAGCCTACGCCTTAAAAGCGGCCGCGGAAGTTTACCGGATAGGCGGACACCAGACAACGCGCACGGGCGTTACAGACATAATAAAAAACCCGGATATGGCCGACAAGCTTAACGCGGATTTAAAAACGGTATTAGATACCGTATGGAATTTATTAATGGAAATTAACGCACGGAGTTAAAACAAGGGGCCTCACGAGTTAAACAACACTTAACAATTCACTAAAAGGATAAGCGAACATGAACAAAGTAACATTACCAAAAGAAAAATACATTTCAAACGCCAAAAACTATGACGGGGGTAAAGAACTCGTTTACAGGTTAACCGCGCTGGATTCAGAAACAGGTAAAACCTTGGTAGATATAAGGGCATGGGTATCACGTGGCAATCGCTTCGGGCCCGTTTACGCTTCAGCCTGGATAACGGATAGCGATAAAGAATTATGGTTATCGGGAAAAGGCCGCGCCGCGGGCGGTAATTACTTTAAGCGGGGCGTGGCGATACAGTTAGCAATTAAAAACGCGGGTATCCATTGCGGGGTATCCATTGAAGCGTATGGCGTCAAAGCGGCCGCGGTTGAAATTTGTAAAGCATTGGGATATCCAAAAGTATTCATTGTCGAGTAGGGGGTAAAAATGAGTATCGAAAACTTCACAGAGCCAACTAACATTGAACGCGCCGCGCGGATTATAAAAGCGACAGACGAATACCTACACGAACTAGGCGAAGATATAGAAGATGCTACCGAGTACGAGTGCGCTTTCTTAGTGGCTGACATGATGCACGCGTGCAAAATCAAAAAACTCGACTTTAGCAAAGTTTTAACAATCGCTGAAAGCCATTTTCAGGAAGAGCAAGAATTTTAAAAACTAAAAACCTAACGAACCACTTTAACTTTTAAAAGGATAAAACACCATGCCCGCATTTTTATTAAACATCGATAAAAACCCCAAAACAGTCAAAGGCCAGAAAAAAGGCTATTTAACCGGCATGCTATACCTTGTCCCCGGCAATCTATCCGGGCGTAATGTTTGCCCGTCCGCGAAGCAAGCCGGATGTTTAACAGGCTGTCTGAATACCGCCGGGCGGGGGGCTTTTAATAACGTGCAAGCGGCCAGAATACGTAAAACACAGTGGCTACACAATGACCAACAAACTTTTTTAGAAAGACTTGTAAAAGATATTATTTTCTTGCAGAAAAAAGCTGAGAAACTAGGCTTAATACCTGTTGTCAGATTGAACGGGACTAGCGATATATGTTTCGAAAAAATGGGTTTTATATCGCCCCTCGATAACAAGCACTATAAAAATATATTTGACGTATTCCCGGACATACAGTTTTATGACTACACTAAACTTCCGAACCGCCGAAATATTCCCACGAATTATGATTTAACTTTCAGCTATTCTGGCAAGCCAGCTTATCAACGATTCATTGCGCAGGCTATAGAAAACGGTATGAGAATCGCGGCCGTATTCCGTAACGCTTCAATGATCCCGGCGGAATTCTTAAACCGCGCAACAGTGGACGGCGACAGTTCGGACTTACGTTTTTTAGATCCGGTTAACTCAGTAGTAGCGCTATACGCAAAAGGGCGCGCTCGAAAGGATTTTAGCGGTTTTGTAGTCGGGTAATAAAACCTAACAACCAACCAGCGAAAAGAGGATAGGCGGACATGACTAAGAAAGAATTAAAAAGCTTTAAGAAAGAATTAGCAATCCTACTTGAAAAATACAATGTGATGATAGGTGTTGATGTCACGGGCGACACTCACGGCGTTTCAACGAACACCGTAATTTATGATCCAGTTAGTCAAAAAACTACAATCATAGAAGAGTATCAGTCTTACATCTGGCCGGATAGCCTGAAATGACACAAGCCGAAAATGAAGCCCGTAGGGTAATGAAAAACATGTTTAATCGGCTAAAGTTAATTAACCGATTGCCAAAAGGTGCAACGACGGTTTATCTATTCGCAAAAAGCGTAGTCGATGACAATGCCGCGTATTCGGTTTACGCATCAGTTTTTATAGAGTGGCACGATAATTTGGAATCGATAAAAGCCCACCGGGCTGAAAACTGGCAAGTTAAAAGCTAAAACAAAACCTAACAACTAACACAAAAGAGGATATCAAAAATGTTTAGCCTTGAATTAACAAACGATGAAGTATACGCACTATTGAAAGCAGTCAACGAATGCAAAGCGGGTATACGAGACAAAACAAGCCGGTACGCGGTCCCGAAGCTATCTCCAATTGAGAAAAATTTCTCGATGGCATGTTATGAGCATTTAGACCGCTCACACACAAAAGCCTTAGATTTAGTGCAATCCGAAATGTTTACGGCGGGCGAATAATGTCCCCCTCACAGCTTAAAAATTTACACTTACTCCATTTTCCGACTAGCACTATTTTTAACCGGGCAAATCTACGCTTTACCGGGGACAGTATGAGCAATTACGCGGTACGCAATTACGCGATAGGCTCGGGCGTAGAATGCTGGGAATTGTACCGAAAAAAGCCGGTTAAAAACGGCCAAACAGCTAGCAAGTATTTTGACAAAACAACGTATAAGCAATTGTTTTTAAATAACTAAAAGGAATCCGAACCGATGACCGTGAAAATAATTAAAAATCAACGTCAGGTTTCTAAAATACGATTGAAAAAAGTAACTATGGCAGCGCTAGGCGTTTATTTTGTTAATGGCTTTCAAGTCATTGACCGAGACGGGAACGATTTAACCGAACGTTTTAAATAAAACCTAACACCGGGATGAAATAAAATGAAAGACAATTTACCAAAGTTAATTTTAGGAGCGGCACTAAGCTTATTTGCAGCTGGCGCCGTATGGGTTACACACAAGGCAGGAGAGGATGAAAAATACTGGAAGAACTATAAAACAGAACACCATTGCCTCACGGTGGATAAGGAACAAGACTTCATTAGTGTGCTTCCAGTGTATACAAACGGGAATAATTTCACCATGTTCACAACAGTACTACCGGGAAAAATCATCTATAAGTGTGATAACGAGGAAATTATTAAAAGGTAGTAAACCAAACACCACAGCAAAAGAGGTAATAGAAATGGCTAAGAAAACGCTCACAATCATCGCAGTTTTAGGGATGCTTTTGTGGTACGGATTAATAGCGGGCATTAAATTTACGATAGCGCATTTTCTTCTAGCTATACAGTAGCAATTGACACAGAGGTACCTGTGCGGTATAATTTTATCCTGAAAATAGGAAATGCTGAACATGAAAAATATAGATGTCGCGTATTTAGTTTTGTTAATAGTTCAATTGGTAGGCCTTGTCTTTGTCAGCTACGTTACTGGAGTTAAAGACGGAATAGAAACACCACATTCTAAAATAGTTCAATACATCTCGGAGCACTAACAATATGGCTAACCTAAAACTTTATTTATTAACCCCATCCAAAGGGACGTTTAGTTATGATGTTTATCACGGGGCCGTAGTAGCGGCTAGAAACACCCACGATGCTAGGCACATTCACCCAAACGGGATAGAACCGTGGGAACCGTCTTCTGATTGGGCTAAAAACCGCGAGGAGATAGATGTGACTTTACTTGGAACCGCTATTGCCGGAACTGAAAGAGGCGTAATACTCGCCGATTTCTTCGGCGGTTAAACAACCCGTAACGCCATAAACTTTTATTCTGGAGAATAGAAAATGCCTTTATTACCGACCGCCTTTATCGCTTTCTTTGCCTTCAAAGTGTGGCAAGCGCTTTACCAAACACCAAAGTCGAACAATTTTCTGGTAAAATTGAACGAATTGTTTTACAAAATTCATAGGTAAGCTCATGTTAAAACGAATACCAGATTTCTTTAGAGCCGTCGTTTCAATTGCAACGCTGGCGTATTTAGTTTTAAAGCTGAAAGAATACAACGAGGTTAATAGGCATGAGTAAACTATCCAGACTGGTAGAAGGGCTACACCAAGCTATCAGTAATGTAGGCCCGATACTTGTTTTTATTCTGTTAGTGGCGATAGCCTGTAAGATCGCGGACAGCGGTAACCCTTGTTCGCAGTTCAGCCCCCCAGAATCATGGAGCCAGTGCGGCAAGACAACAATAGACGGATTTGAAAAAGATGTCGAAACAAGAAGAGAAGATAATTTTGGCCCTGTGCATAAGTATGTTCTTACTGATCAGCGCGACCGCTCGACAATTCGGCCTGTTCGACTCAGCCGGTCCCGAACGTAGCTGTTCCATTCGTGAGCATTAATTTAATTATAAAAGCGCTAGCCGCTTTTTTAATAACTTGCTGGTTAGTATCGTTAATCTGTACACTGTCCCATATTCTGGAGAATACCCCATGTTTTCAATATCTAAATTTTTAAGGAGATTTACTAAAATGCAAAACCACCTAACCGAAGAGTTTTTTGAGCAGTTATTGCACAAGCACCACCATCGGGATTTTATCCGGGAAGCTATCAGGCGCTACATTAAAGAGAAGCACATCGGCCCTGAGCAGCTTTACTGCCTGCAGGATATCACCGCCGCCCTTACCGATGCCGAACTTATCAACGAGTTTGAGCGCCGTAATCTGGGCTGCTGTGATGACGACGGGATGTACTGCTAAATTTTAAAACTAAGTAGACTGGAGACTACGCAATGGCAAATAAAAAAACCACTGAAGAAGAGGTCAAAGAACAGTTTTTAAAAGACGTTTCAGACCACAAACTGCAGATTTATCTAAGCCATGGTGTTTACAGGCACCTGCGCTTAGCAGATCCTAAGACAAATTGCTACAGCTTTCACTTAATTACCGGCCCTGGCTTTTTATTGTACCGGGGAGATATGGGAACTTTTGAGTTCGAAAGAGTTCACGATATGCTTCAATTCTTTGAGCCAGATGATTGTGAAAAGTTAACCGTTAATCCGGGATACTGGGCCGAAAAAATTCAGGCTACGGATAAAGACGGAGGGCACCAAGAATTTGACAGGGAGTATTTTGAAGAAGTGGTACGAGAGGAAGGTGCTAGCTACCTCGATAACAAAGAAGCTACAGACGAAGTGTACGAAGATTTCGTAACACAAGTCGAAGGTGATATCCTGAGCAGGCTTTATGACGTGGATATAAGTGAAGCCATCCAAGCAGCGATGGATTTTAGGTACAAGGGCAAAAGACCATTCGCCGATATCTACGAATATAACTTCCACAGACCAACCTACCATTATCTGTGGGCCTGTTACGCGATTGTCTGGGGTATACAGCAGTACCGAAAGTACCAGAACGACGGAGCGGCTGCGTATACGGAAGTTATGAACGGGGGGAGAGTGTGATTAAATTCTTAGTCTTAATGAACGCGCTCATAGATTCTAGCCTACTGACGATCGCTTTTTTCGAGCATCCAAAGTCGGCAACGCTTTGGATAATCTTTTTAACAGTAAAGCTGGTAATAGAAATATTAGCTTTGTTATTAGGAGAGTAAGCAATATGAAAACGGATAGAGAACTACTTAAAGAATTGTTAACTTTCGTTACTGACAACAAGTATCACTTCTTTATGGACGAAGTAAAGGCTAGACTTGCAAGTCCAGAACCGGACCCGCCTACTTTGCGCAAGATGGCCAACTTCACCACTTGGTTGGCCTTTATTTGGAACGATCATAACTTCCGGCATACGAAACTTTACGCAGAAGAACTGTGCGAGTGTTTAGGCATACGATCTTTTGCACATGCCAAAAGTTGGGCAAATAGAGAATGGATAGATTTTTTACCCCCGTTAAATAGGGAGCCAGTTGCTTGGCTTTACAGGCAGCACTGTGACGTATCTAATATAACCCTGGAAGCAGTTACTAGGTATAGAGATTACGCCTTGCTGAAGGACCCCTATCCGATACCGCTTTATAAGAGATAAAAATGAGCAACACGATTAACTTTTACCTACCCTCCCCTCGCCACCATCTTAAAATGGTACATTTCGGACCAGAACGGGAAACGGAACTTTCATATACACGACTAGTTATTTTTAAAGACGGCGGGAGTGAAATTGAACGGGTTTTTAAACCTATCGAACCCATCGGCGAGGGAGATTCGCCTCGTAACAGATAAGTATCACTTGACACAACTAGTAAGTATCTGTATAATAGATGGCCTAAACAGGAGAACAGAAAAATGAATTGGTTTAAAAAATGGCGAGAAGCCAAAAGGAAAAAAGAAGCAGCCCGCCAATTTGATGCGGGCTTTCTTTCGGCTTGCAAACAGGTATTACTGGAGGGACGGTCCCCTAGCGTAGACTTTGTGTTTATGTATAACGGGGACGCTAGCTGGGACTATGAGGACGGGGTAAGAATGGCGATATCGAAGCTGGCTAAGCTTTTACACAACCAGCCGGGAACCACAGGGAAATTACAATGAGTGACGAAGCGGATTTTTCGAGCGAACAGGAAATCGTAGACAATGCCAGGGCCCTAAAAGAGTGGCAACGGCAGAAACAAGGAGGGTTTATACGGCTGGAGTACGGAGTAGTCTGGTCGACGAACCCGGAGGAAAGTAAAAACTGGATGCCGGTAGTTGATAAAGGTACCTTGAAAGTATGCTTCGACTGCGACGAAGAAATACTGCCGCAGGCCAGAGCCGACATACCGCACGTAATACGGTGCCTGGATTGCCAACAAGACTTTGAGAGGCGGAGCAAATGTGAATGATTCAAAGCTTACCGATATAGACCTCGCGGAAGCGGGGAGTCAAATCACCGAGTCAAAACGTGCGATAGAAGAATTAGGCTGTGTTCACGTAGATAAAATATATGACGAGTCCGTATACAAGTTTAAAATCGTACCGCAAGAACCGACTCCCGCAATCAAAAAACGGGATGTCGCTATTTACCGGCGCGGAGGTAAGACTGTACAATTAGCCGCGTTACTAGCTGCCAGTTTAGGAAGTTCAGGCGCTGCGGCATTCAACCAATTATTCGATGGGGTGGTGGACACCGAATTCCCTAAGTACAAAGAGAAAACCTTGGAAGACATTGCCCGATTAGCGAAGGCAGAACAGAAAAGAGCCAGAAAAATGGCGCGGAGAAAATCATGAAATCATCGGTAATCGAATTACGGAAAGAAAAAAGCGAAGCCTTACGCAGTGAAGCTTTTAACCGCTACATAGACGAAGTCGAAGGCGAGATAGATCGAGTTCATAAGCTGTATACCGGTTTCACATGGCGAGTGTTTACCGTAATGTCGGTGTTATTAAGTATTAGTATAGGGGCTAATTTATATCTTGGGTATAAGGTTCATGAGAGCAGCAAGCCGGCCTGGAGCAACAAGAAATGAGCGAATACGCGATCTTGGGTGTTATAGTGCTGGGCCTTATTTCGTTGGGCTCATAGTGGCTATGTTCCAGGAAGGGCTCTGCGGTAAACCCCAAAATGCAAATGAACCACCTTGTCAAGATATAGAAATGAGCGAATACGCAGAAAGGGACCCCGTAGCAGAAGAGCTTGCTAGACGGGCTAGGGAGATAGACCGCTTAACACAACAATTAAAGACGGTACCCATTGTTGAAAGATCTGCTTACCGCCAAGAAGAACTCGATGCCATTCGGGAAGACGGCCGAAAGCAGGGATATCAGGAAGCTCTTAACGACATGAAAAAGCAACTAGAAGCTTTACAGGAAAAGAGGAGAAATACATGAACTGGAAACCTTTAGAAACAGCTCCTACGGATACCCTTATAGCGGTCTCTGGGCACATCTTCGGGGATAAGAAATGTAGTAGGTTTTATATTTTTGCGAAGAAACGAAAGATGCCCGATAGTACCGGAATTTACCACTTCTACGACACTTTAACAGGAGACTATCTGGACGCGGAACAACTAACCCACTTTATGTTAATAGACGAGGTGCCAGAATGAAGCACCGAGTCGATTTAAGCAAAGAGTACACCACTAAAAGCGGGCTACAGGTTCGGCTTACTGGCATAGACCACACTCTTTTTTACCCCGTACAAGGGGAAGTTTTAGAGGGTGGATCCTGGCAGCGGGAATACTGGGGGGTATTTGGAAATTACTTCGGGGATAGCTCCCAGGGATTAGATTCTCTCGACTTAGTCGAGGTTAAATATGACTGATACGACAGGGTTAACCGTAGCGAAAGTACGGGAGCAGTTGTCTGTGTTACGGACCGAAAAAGTACGGCATAGCAGAGAAATCAGTAGACTAGACGCGGAGATAGAGGCGCTTCAAGCTGAATTTAATGCGATGACCAACGACTTAGCGGAAAGAGTTTCAGACCACGCGGTGATGAGATACTTTGAAAGAAAACTCGACATAAACATCGATGAGTTAAAAGTATCACTGATAAAAGAGCACATACATAAAGCCAAGACAAACATGAAATTTCAGGTAAAAACTATACACGGGACGTTAGTGTTTAAAAACGGGTTCTTAGTAACAATAATATAGATTCGGGTGTGAAAAATGGCGGATATACTTACTGGTACCCCGGAAGGGGAGTTGCAACCTTTTATGGCCATGGCGCAAGGAGAGGTAGATTACGCTGTAAAAGTAATCCCTATGAAGTCCGAGCAGTACGGCGATCTTATGGTTGTAATGGCTACTGAAGAAGCGGTATACGTAACGAAAGATCAAGCCAAACGGTTTTTTAACTTAGTGGAGAAATAACAAATGAGTATTTTTAAAGACCAAGCCGATTTCATGGCGGCGGGTAAGCAAACTGTAAAACCTGGATGCAGACCACAAATTAAGCTATACGAAAATTTAGTTGGGGAGGAATCGGGTGAATTTTTACTAGCGACTAACGAAGTCGAAAGGATAAAAGAGTGCGTCGACACAATGGTCACTTGCGCGGGGTACTTAATCAGTACCCTAGGGGTAGAAGGCGCCCAAAAAGCTTGGAACTTAGTGCACGAAGGGAACTTGTCAAAAGTATCTGGTATCGTAGAGCACCGGGAGGATGGAAAGGTTTTAAAAAGTGCTAAATATAAAAAGTTATCAAGACTTAGGATCCTGGCAGGGCTAGAAGCGTTGTTAATCGAAGCGGGAAAGCAATGAAAATTCCTGGTATAACAGCGGAAAAATTACGAAAAGTAGCACAAGAGCGCTGCATGGGGATTACCGACGCCAAAAGATACCTGATGAATGAGTATTGCGAAAGCGTACTTAGCCGGGAAAAGAATGTTTCCGAGGAGTTAAAATTTGTTATACGAGTGCTTTTGCACAGAGGAGATTAGTATGACCGCTAACATGAGCATAAGTCTAGAAGATCAAGCGCGGGCTGTATTAGCACGAGCTGGAGTTCGGTATTCTGAAGAGTATTCAGCGGGCGCTTTAGCAGAGATAGTCGCATTACTGAAATCTGAAGGCCAACAATTAGACCCGAGGATCAATGAGCTGGCTAAAAGTAATAATGCAGTCTACGGCAGCCTACATGTTTTACTATCACAGGGGGCAACGACTCTAGAGATGACCGTACAGGTAGCTTTAATTTTAAATGCGCAGTGTGAAGCATACCGTAAACTCTGTATGGATATGGCCGCTGGGATACCGAAGTAAAGTATCCCACACACCGATAAAAGCGCTTCAGCCTCCCGCTAAGCGCTTTTTTAATGCCTTCAGATCCCGTCGTTTGCAGTTACGAGCGTGAATAATTCGTGTCAGCCAATTCTGGCGAGCAGGAGTTAAAGCCTTTACCTTTTTATCTTCCAAAGTATCATCTATCCTGGCACACATATCCAGAATAATCTCTTCCAGTTCTTTGATTTCATCTACTAGATTTAAACGATCTTCAGAATTCATATCAAGCCCTCCCTGGCATCGTACTCGCCCAATCGGTTTAGCACCGTTTGTTTAGCCTCTTCAAGGGACATAACGGTATCCGCAGAACGTTTGGCCCACAGGCAATGCCGGTCACCTTGTATACGAACGCGGTCTAGCTTGACGTATCCCAAAGAGAGCAAAGCACTGGTTAGGCGATAAGTATTTTTAGCTTCGAGAGTTCTATTTGACTGCGCCACGATGCGATCCCATAGCGGCGTGAAAGAAACTACGTCACCCATAAATAACGGGTTTTTATCGTCCTCTATTATCTCTGAGACAACTTCTGCCAGTTCGTCTTTGCAAACCTTAATGATATTCTTTTTAGCGTCCGTAGTAGGAGCATGGCCATTTGGGTTGAAATCCGGATGCTTAGGGATATCCAACACCCAACGCAGCATGTCGCCGCACTGATCCGAAACAATAGCCTCGTGCAGGATGTCAAAGTAATCCGGCTCTTCTAAGTGAATTCGTTTCAATGGGAAAGAAGATTTTAAGACAAAATACCGGCGGTCTTTATCGCCTAGGGGTATGGCGTCTTCAAAGTTAGTTGTGAGAATATAGTTTGCCGTATTAGCGACAGTTCGGGTTTCTTTGCCTTTTTCATGACATTCAATCACATCATTCGTCAGAACATCTTTGATAGAGTTAGTGATCTCATGCCGATTGTGGCCGTGCCACTTAATTTCCTCGATGAAACCCAGGCAATGCCCCTCTACCCATCCGCTGAAAGAAGTTTTCGCGCTGTTTGCGATCGTAGAGCCTTTTATGGCTTTAGTGTTACTCGGACCCAGTGCACGCATCAGCAGCTTAAAGAATAAGCTTTTTCCGTCCCCTTCATCACCGAGTAAGAGTAAAGCCCAGCGGATCTTGATTGGTGGTCGACCAACACAGGAAGCTAAAAAATTACAAAGCAGCTGCGCTTCTCGATTCCAGCCACCACAGACTAACTCGATGTGGCGACGCAAAATATTAGCTGCCTTTTCTCCGGCAGGAGTTTCAATAGCTTCAGGTATAGGGCAACGGAATCTATCGGTGTACGTATTAACGCACGTAACACCACGATCGACAAAAAACATATCGCAAGCGGGCATATATTTCTTGGCCATGACTTTTTGTACAAAATAGCTATCACGTACAAAATCAGCGGAAGATGTCGGGCTGCCTTCTCCCCGTGGTAAACGAGAATCGAAATACCCGTTAAACCCGCGAGTTGTAAGTTTTACGCCAGTAATAACGTTGAAAAATATTTCTTCTGATGAAACCCAAACCCAATTCCTAGCCCAGTCCGGGGCATTACCGTTGACGAATTCTGGAGCATCTGGAACTTCAGTATGGTCCCGAGTATCTTGGCGAACCCGCATTGCTCGTCTGGCATTGGCTACAGATAAAACATGCCCTTCGCGCAATGCGGCGTAGCGTGTTCTGAGGCCTTCCAAAAAATCTTGTTCTAACGATACGTTCTCGTTAGCTAATCGCCATAAACGGGGGGCGACGTCCCGTATTAATACTAAATGGTCCGTACAGCTTTCCAAGAGAGCGCCTGCTTGCTCAATAGCCTCGGCATCACGAGTTTTTTTTACTTCGACTTGTAAAGCTTTGTGCTCTTTGATCAGTGTTCTAAAGGTGACTTCCGGTCCAGAGGTTCGTTTACCAAAACTTGCCCAAGACTTTGATACATCCTCGAATCCTTGGTATTCCCGGACGTTTTGGGACCATTTATCGAACATCAGTAAGGCTTCATAGCTGCCTTGAAACTGGTGGTGTAGAATCATGCCTATATCACGCCACTGCGCGTAGGACTGATTTCCTGGTTCGGGTAGGTACTGTTCAGCGTTATCGAGGGTAATATCCGGTAGCGGCGCGTATTTAGTATCCTCTTCAGATAATGGGATATAATCGCCTTCTATCGTTTCTTGCGCAGCAGGTGGGGGTAGAACCGCCTGTTTGACTAGTACGGGGAATTTTTCTGTGGGAAAAATTTCGGACAACTGCTCAGCAGTGTACGGTTCTGCACCAGATTCGTGGATGAGCTTTACTAAAAAAGGAGCTCCTTTACAATGATAAAAACCCGGCACGCGTAAAACGCGAGCCAGATCTTTTGCGTTAGGGTCAGATCCAAAATGATCTACTAAAACTTGCTGTAAACGTTGATGCTCTTCGTTTGAAATACCAGATACCAAGATAATCTTGTGAAACTTTCCGGGACTGGTTTCGGTAATTATGTGAGGCTCTACGGGCAATTGTATGCCCAAACCCTCGTCATCTTCAACCCAAATAGCACGAGCCCGAACGATATTTTTGAGTGTAGCGCCTTGCATATCGGTTTCGTTAATCGTCACGAAAACCCCGGCACGTTTTTTATTTTTCTCCCAGAGCGCCGCTGAAAGCTGATCGAAAGTCCCGTGTCTAGTCATAGCTAAATCACGGTCTTTTCTGGTCTTTATGTCATCAAATGTTCTGAAAGAAAAGCCATCAGAGGTACCATCTAACAGGGACCGGTATTCTGCGGAAGGGTCTAATATCTGTAAAAATCTAGCTGCTTGTAAAAAATCAGGTTGAGCCATATAGACAAGTTCTTCGTATTGTGTGACAAAAAACCCCGCGGATAGCGAGGTGGCCTCCCCATTACGGGGTGTAAAGTACTGCCTAAATCGTAGTTATATCGGTATAAAACGGACATTTGCGGCAAGCTTCGCAGAGATCGCCCCTCAATAAAGGTTCCGGTGCTTCTGGATATTGCTGCTTTATTTCGGCCATAGCTACTTCCAAGGCCCCTGCTTTATCGGCAGATATACCTCGACGACCAGCTACCCATTGGCGATACATAGCCTCAGAGGTTCCAGCTGTTTTACTAAGCAGCTGCTTCAGAGCAGGAGTCGCTTCTTTCAGCCAACCTTGCAGCTTAGTAACTGGAGTGTATTTATTTTTCACAGATTGCATATCGAAAAGTATCAAGTTAAAGTAGTGGTGCAGCAAATGATAACACGTCTGTAAAACTGCTGCAAGTAGAAATTTAGCACTTGACACAATAAAAACAAACCTGTAGAATATCTCACATCGAGTCGGGTAACTGATCTCGGTTTTTTAATCTTTAAATCCTGGAGAATAATAAATGGCCCTAGAAAATGAAGTCTCGGAATTACGAAATTCTATAAATCTTTTAACCAGCGCAATCAATAAGCTGATCAATTCTGCGCCGGTAAGCGGTACATCTACGGCTGCGGCAGCCGCTAAAGAACCGGCGGCAAAGCCGGAAGCTGTTAAAGAAGAACCGGCCAAGAAAGCAGCGCCGGCAAAAGCGAAGACCGCAGAAAGCGAACAGCTTGACGCGATGAAGGAAGTCATCGAAGAAGCTGGCGAACCGGAATTCCCGGAATTACCCGCCGGAACGCGCGATGAAGCGTATTGTAAAAAGCATGTTACCCCGGTATTCCTCCAATTGGTGGCCGCCGCGGATAAAGATACCGCTGTAGCATTGATAAAGAGTTTCAAGAAATCTGACGGCACCTCAGCTGCCAACACTCTGGAAATACCCACTAAAGAGTGGGATAAAGCGGTAGACATGGCCAAGAAAGCCATCGAAAAAGCAAAATCGGCCGAAGTAATCTAGTATGGCCGAAGACGCACAGCATCACCAATATGGGGCCTCAGGCGCCGAAAAATGGGTGACTTGCGCGGGAGCCCTTGCTATGGAGCAGGGGCAGCCTGATACGTATAGCCCGTACGCGGATGAAGGTAGCGCAGCGCATTTTTTAGGGGCGGAGTGTTTAATTAACGGCACGAACCCGAAAGATTACAAAGGCCGTACCATTGTTTGCTGGGAAAAAGAAGGCGAACGTGACGGGCAAGTTTTCTTAGACGTGAACTGGCCAACCGACGAGGAGGAGGTAAGCGATGATTTCATCTGAGAAAGCCATACCACCCGGTTCTAAGGAAAGAAGCCGTTGGGAAGTTACGGATGAGATGATCTACGAGGTAGAGAAGTACGTTGAGGGCATACGAAATAAAGCTAAAGGCGGTACGCTTTTTGTCGAAAAGCGAGTCGAATTTGGACATGCTATTGGCTTAGAAGGTGCTTTTGGGACTACAGATGCTGCGATACTGTCGGCAAACGGGGAAGAAATCAGCGTAGACGATCTAAAGTATGGCTATACCCCCGTCGGCGCCGAGTTGAATCCACAGCTGATGCATTACGCAATCGGTACTATTTCCGATTTAGCTAAGCAGGGCTTTGATTTATCAAAGCTAAAGACGCTGAAGTTGAGTATATGGCAGCCTCGTATTAATAATTTTCCAGAGTGGGAAGTTAGCCTTACCGAAAAGAACGAAGACGGTGAGACCATTCTCGAATGGTTTGCTAAAAAATCTCAGGAAGCAGTCGCCCGATCTGAGGAAGCATTCTCGGCTTTGGACGTTATTAACGCACTGCCTTCCTCTGAAATAATGGGCGCGCAACGCGTCTGGATAAAAAAGTATCTGACACCCAGTTATAAAGGTTGCCAATGGTGCAAAGCCAAAGGTTTCTGTGCAGCACGTACGGAAGATGCTTTGAAAAGCATAATCGCCGTTCCAGAGGCTAATTTGGACGGTTTGGAAGACTTAGATACTCCTGTCTTAGGGGCGGATACGGATTTAGTGAAAGGCGTTGAGGATGCTATTGCCAGAATACCGACGCTAGCTTTTAGCGATCTGGAAAAAGCGTACATGGCTTTGGGTAAAATCAAAGACTGGAGCGCCGGGATAGCCGAGCAGATGCACGCGGAAATGATGGCCGGGGAAAGAAGTAAGCAGTATAAACTGGTTATGGGCCGAGAGGGTGACCGCAAATGGTCGAGCGAAGTGGAAGCAGAAGAACTTATGAAAAGCATGCGTCTAAAAGTAGACGAAATGTACAATAAAAAAGTAATTACTGCCCCACAGGCCGAAAAGGTACTCGCGAAGAGCCGACCTAAACTATGGGCTAAACTAACGCCGTTAATCGGTAGAACCCCAGGAAAACCGGTAATAGCGGACATTTCTGATAAACGCCCTTCGATAGACCCTTATCGAGATGCTTTAGATGACCTTACCAACCTTGACGATGGTTCTAGGATGGTACAAACCCTAGAGGATTTAGATCCTTCTTTGAATGTCCCTGGAATTTCAGGGAAAGAGAGTACCGCGAATATGCGGGCACGGAAAAAAACCAAACCTAAAACGGAACCAGTAACGGTTTCTGAAATAGATTTTATTTGACCAACCGGAGTAAAAATAACATGGCAATAGTAACCATTAGAAACGCAAGATTGGCTTTCCCGGATCTTTTTGAACCGGTACAATTTCAAGGTTCGGGCCCGTTTAATTGGCGGTGCACCTTCTTAATAGACCCAGAAAACCCTGCAAAAGCGGCCATAGAAGCAGCTTTTAAACAAGTAGCTGCAGAAAAATGGGGGGCTAAAGCACAACAATTTCTGCCATCTATTTTATCGGCCCCGAATAAATGTTGCTTATCTGACGGCAATCTGAAAGCCTACAACGGCTTCGCTGGAAATTGGGCCGTTACCGCGACTCGCGCCCAAGATTTTACAAAAAAGAACGCCAATGCTCCTGAGATAGTCGACCGGAACCGCTCCATTTTGACGGGGATCGAAGGTAAAATTTATGCGGGCGCTTTTGTGAACGGCACCGTAGACGTCTGGGCGCAAGACAATTCCTATGGTAAAGGGCTACGCGCGACATTAATAAACGTCCAATACGTAAAGAACGGGGATTCTTTCGGTGGCTCTGCACCGGCCACGTCCTTGAACTTGGAAGATTTATCATTCGAAGACGATGACGAAGGGGATATCGACAGTATATGAAAAAAGGGCTCCGATATTACATAGGGGCCTTGGGTTTAGCGGTACTACTGGGGGTTATTTTACCCGCATTAGTATCCGCTAGGTCTTACGAGGCCGTAGCCTTAGGGGTACTTATTATCCTAAGTATCCCTCCCTTTTTATACCATCTCTGGAGGAAAAAATGAAACGATGCTTAATAGGCTTGTCCACAATTCTACTCGGCGCCTGCTCGTATGTCGAGCCGGGATATGTCGGAATAAAAGTAAATCTACTTGGCGGGGATAAGGGGGTTGATACTACTGAATTATCAGTAGGTCGGTATTGGATAGGGATGAACGAAAAGTTGTACACTTTCCCAACATTCGCGCAGTCTATGGTATGGACAAAAGATAAGACCGAGGGTAGCGTTAACGACGACTCGATGACTTTTCAGACCAAAGAGGGCCTGAGCGTTAATACTGACATAGGTATTACTTACTCGCTTGACCCTAAAAAAGTATCCGTAATCTTCCAAAAATACCGAAAAGGCGTTGAAGAAATTACTGCTGTCTACCTACGCAGTATGGTGCGGGATGCCTTAGTACAAGAAGCATCCAGCCGAGCGATTGAAAGCGTGTATGGGGAAGGTAAAGCAGACCTAATAACCAGAGTGCAGAATCGGGTACAGGAGCAAACAAAAGATATCGGGATAATAATTGAAAAGATATATTTCGTCGGGGATTTACGCCTCCCTGAAGTAGTCACAACGGCTATAAACGCTAAAATAACGGCTACGCAAATGGCCGCGCAACGAGAGAATGAAGTCGCGCAGTCAAAAGCTGAAGCAGATAAATTAGTGGCCGAAGCTAGAGGTAGAGCAGATTCTCGTTTATTGGAAGCAAAAGCGGAAGCTGAAGCCATTAAAATTAAAGGCGACGCCCTTAGTCAAAATCCAAAATTGGTGGAGCTAAGCGCTGTAGAAAAGTGGGATGGTAAGTTACCAACGTACATGTTGGGAAGCTCTACCCCGTTTATTCAGGTGCCGAGCACAAAGTAAAGTTTCAAACCGCTAACAGACCGGGATATAGTCTGCAATCCTCCCTCACTATCCCGGAGAAATCCGGGGGTTTTTTGAATGGCTCTGGGCACTGGGGATTCCCGGTGCAAGCAAACAGAACCATTCACAAAGCAGAAGCCTGTTAGTCAGGCAGGGTAACGCAAAAGCAAGATAGGCGGTTGTGATCTTGTGCCCGGTACGGTTAATGCGATAGTGCGGCGAGCAGAGTCCTCTTCCGTCGGGATGACCGCAAACATCTTTCAGGGGTTAAAATGACGACTCTGATCCGTACCAATAGCCGGAGTAACGCCCGGCCTACTTTATCCAACCTTTTACGGAGAAATATTTTGAGCACTGCACAAACAGACAAAATAATCGAAGCACTATTAGAAAACAGACGCGAAACCCCAGAAGCTTTACAGACTCTTAACGAGAGGCTCCAGTCGCTAGGTGAAGTTTCCCTAGAGTATGAAAAGCTGGGGAAAAACGTAGTACGCTTGACGAACGTTATGGGGCTGATGGCAGATAGAATAGTTACGTTGGAAAATAAAGTACGCGAACTTGAATTCCCCTTGGAGTAGCCATGTCCGACATTTTCGACCACGAACTCGACGCTTGGGAATCCTACGATAGAGTCTACGATGACCGAGAATATAGTGGGCTGGCCTATAACCCAGACTACTACCATTCCTGGATACGCGTACACGAAATACTTTCGGATACCGCTACTGGATTATCGGTATCTGTGGTTCCAGGGTTTCAAGTGTTTATACCCAATAAACTAATTCGCGGGAAACGGAAAGTAACCCGTGGGTGGGAGATCTTCGTACACCCGGGGACTCTCTTTAAAATTTTAAAAAGGGAACGCGCAAGTTTGGTTTGCGAATTACCGGTTTATGAGGATTGATTATGGAACTTGATGGAAAACAGTATTATTTTACTCATGGGCGAAATCCGGGAAGTTGTACGGGGTGCGCTTTTTTTTTGGATGTCAGAACCTGTGCGCGGGCCAGGGAATTGCAAAATTGCGCGCAGGAAGGAATAATCTGGAAACGAGATAACGGCACAGTAGAAAACGATGCTGTTTCCAGTGACGTCAGAGCTTTATCCGAGCAAGAAAAGAAGTGCCTGGAAAAATATCCGCACTATTTTAAAGACGTGCGTCACCTGAATATCCTGGACGTATACCGAGTTTTAGATTTATTCTCGACGGGCGATGCAGCTCTAGATCACGCTGCGAAGAAGATCCTGGCAGCTGGCAAACGCGGCGCCAAGGATAAAACAAAAGACATCAAAGAAGCCATCGATGCGCTTCAACGTAGATTATCAATGTTAGAGGAGGATGAAAAATGTGGCCAATGATTTGCTTAGCGCTTTATGTTTGGGCCGGATTTACAACCGCGATAAGTGTGTACAACAGCGCAGAATTTTGGGAATTTAACGCCTCCTCCAGGCGACCTTTTATCGAAAATCTCTTCCCTTTAAGTCTCTGTTTTATTCTGTGGCCGCTGGTAGGCTTAGGCGAACTAATAGGAATGCGAAATGACCCCTAAAAAGATTCTATTTCCAGAAGACCCAGAAACCGCGCGTTTCGATTCACCATCTAGTTTGTGGATTAGCCGACATGGACGAAAGTATATTCGCGAACATCTGGCCAGATATGCTGGAGCTACGCATGTCCGATGTAAAAGCTGTCTTAAGATAATACCCAAAGATAGAGTTTTGGATTATGGGAACAACGGGAATTGCTTTGAATGTACGGAACGTGAGGAACATAGCCATGGCTAGTAAAGAATTAGTTATGCTTGCAAGGAAAGCCGCGGGGTTACATTCGAAAGCCGCAGCCGCTAATATGGTATGGGTCGAAGCGTTTAAGCGAGAATACGGACACGATGATATCGATGATGCTTTGGTCGAGCTAATTGACTATTCGACAGGTGATTTATCTTTGGTTACGAGCGATTTTATTGAGGAGCACTCTGGGCGTGGAAAATCGTAACGATAACTCCCTTCTGTGGTTAATTATTTATCTGTTGATTTGGAAAGTTCTAGGCCCTCCTATTGCCATACTGTTATTTCTAGCAAGGGTGTTCCTATAGAAGTAGCACTTGACTCACAGGCGTGTACCTGATAAAATAGAGGCTCTTAAAAATTAGGGGACGTAAATGAATAAGGTGTATTTAGTAGAAGATACTGGCAACAGCCCTGGAAAAATATACGCGATATTTGCTAACGAAGACGATGCAATATCCTTTAAAGAAAGTCTACAACCGCGAAGAGTAGAAGTAGTGGAAAGGTCTCTTTTTTATGGGCAACCGGATTATAGGGGGATTAACTGGTGAAAACTACAGTAAATATAATGCCAGCTTCAATTGGTAGGCCGGTTGAGGTACGAGGTCCGTCGTATGCCATTAACGGGAAAGAACAAGCAACGTCCGTTAGAGTAGGCACGTTCCACACGTTCACTACGGATTATGAGCAACTTGAGGGCGGCGTAGGCCAATATCCGGCGGCAGTAGTCGAATTCGGAGACGGAACAGTAGAAATTTTCCCGGTGTGGAGAATCAAATTTTTGGATCGGGTATGAGCGAACGCGGGTCCTTTGTGACAGAATTTATTTACTGCGAGGATTGTTTCGAAGCAGCCAAAAAAGTACTCCTGAGCGCTGAAAAATATTTTTGTAGCCAAGTGTTAATAGGTTGGGATTTTACGCATCCTGAGCTTCCTATAATAGCAGGAAAAATAGGTGGTATGTACCCAGGGGAAGAAATAGATCAATTCCGCAATAACCTAATTCCTAAATTAGAAAAAGCCATTTGCTGCGATATGCGAATAGTTGTTTTGGCGGAAAAAGGGGAGGCTATATTCCTTATAAAACCAGATGATGACCGCGAAGAGGTAGCTAATGACCCCGCATGAGTTACTTAAGAAGCTGCAGGCGGATTTCAGCATAGACGTAAAGCAGTACGAATACACATCACCGCCCGGGGTGATTTATTTTTCTCCGATTAAAAAGCAATGGGCCGCTATTTTAGAGGCTAAAGACGGTATACGGCACATAGGTTTTTTCCCTACGCGGCGAGAAGCACGGGAAGCGCATAAAGAAGCAGTAGAACAATTTAGAGGGTATTAAAATGGCTTATGTACGTTATGAATGGCGGGAATTAACTGAACAGGGTCTTCTCGTGAAGATTCCTTCGCTTTTATCCTATGCATCCGGTGATGGGGAATCGGTAGTAGACGAAACACTATGCTTCAGCTTTTGTACGGAAGAAGAAGCCTTGGAAGCTTTATTTAATGTGTCCGGCAACCAGCACAATTACGTGGAGAGGGTGCCAGATAATTTAACTCTGGTTAAATTAGTAGATGCGTAAGCTTATGAAAAAGCTCCGGGCCATTAGTTTAAACCTTATTTATTACCCCGTAGCCGCTTTATGTGGAATTATTTGCGCCATCCTGATTTTAGTGGCGATTATAAGCGCCCAGTATAGCTGGGTATGCTCAGAAGATACGAAGAGCTGCTTTGATTTTTTGGCTACCCTTAATCTAAATTTACCGGATTTTAGGAAACTTTTATGACAGACATAGAAATAATGCAAGAGATGGTCGAGAGCCGTGGCATAGGCCTTTTGACGTATCCATGCGGCAGCAACGTTACCTGTTCTGGACCCAACAAAGGTCGGGATATTGATTTGTTGGTCCATGTTTTTGATCCGGACAGTTGCACATCTTTAATAGATTCTCTGGTATTGGAGCGGAGCGGTATCGTAGGTGGTGCTATGCACGATGCTTATGATAGCAAATATTTTACAAACGTAAAGGTTCCGCCAAACTATGATTTTATCATCACTACGGACTGGTCCTTTTACCAAAACTTTGTGCTGGCAACAGAAGTCGCTAAAGAGCTCGACATCGCTGATAAAGCAAAACGGATAACTTTGTTCAAAGCTATTCTTTACGGGAGATTATAATGCCTCTGATGCACAAAGCCACCAAAATATTGCCGTTTTTCGTAGTCGAATGGCTAGCTAAACGTAATCCAAATTTATGGGTATATTTCCCTGCCAATGGTCTTACATATTCATGCCCCTACCCAGGGGTATTATTATACGTACGCTTCCCTTGGCACAGCTTCGGATTAAAATTTGAAATACAAAACGCGTGGGCCGGGTATAAGTGCAAGATTCTGGATAGGATACAAAACCGGAGGTTTCCGTGGCAAAAATAAATTTAAAATCTCCTCTCGTAGAGCGGTTCAATGCCGTTCCGACAGGGGTTCGGTATCCTACAGCGTTTGAAAGTTTCTCTAGAAATAGCAGATACGGTGTAGAAGAGAGTACGGGCCTCACCAGTTTGTATGAAACAGAATACGCCTTAGAATTAGTACTCCGGCAGACTTTTACAGTTCCTAATAGCTGCCGGATTGGAACAATTGAGTTCGATAGCGCTTTGCGTACCGCTAGGATTTGCACGGCTAGAAAATTATATGCGGATCTGGTAGTTGAGCTTAATAAAGTTCTAGAAGTAATAAACCATGGGGAAAGAGGATCGGCCACAGACTTGATCCTGGGCTTAATCCAAGCTATCGACAGGAGTGTATGATGGAGAAAAGAACAACCACCAAAACGATCGTAGAAAAAACGATGGTATTTGGAGATTCAGAATTAGAAATTATTTTGCGCCAGCATTTTAATATGCCCAAAGGCAAGTTAGAAGTGGAACACGGCGAGGGAAATTACCTAACTGAATACACTTTTACAGAAACGCACACTACTGCAGAAACCGTCCCTGATGACATCTGAAACTATTCTCTGGTCCGATACGGAAACTAAATCGGAATGCGATCTTAGGTCTGCGGGAACGGCCAAGTACGCAGAACATCCCTCTACCCGGATTCAACTGTACTCGTTCGCGTTTAACGAAGACCTAGTTAAGATCTGGAGTCCCGAAGAACGCGAGATTATTCCGATAGAACTGGAAGAAGCTTTCGAGGATCCTGAGGTTATCCTGCAGTTCCACAATACTTGGTTTGATAGATCGGTGATGCTCAAAACAAAGCGCCACCTGCAAGCTTTATCGCGCCGTAAAAGGGACTGGGATTTCCGTATAGAGCGCTTCCGTTGCTCTATGGCGCAAGCTTTGTCACACGGCCTGCCGGGCGGCCTCGATCATCTCGGAGAGATTTTAGGAATCCGGGAGGAAGCTAAAAAAGTCCGTGATGGTAAACGTCTGGTACAGAAATTTTGCAAACCTTGTGGTTTTGAACGGGACGGCACTACGTATAAGTGGAATACCCCGGAAAACGCCCCTGAGGATTGGGCCGCTTATAAAGTATACGCTATGGGCGATACAACGGCCATGCGTGAAATTGTCAAAAAGATACCCAGATATAATTACCCAGGAAATGCCACAGAACGTAAACTTTGGTTCATGGATCAAACGGTAAATAGCCGGGGGATGGCTATAGACCTGGAATTGGCAAATGCCGCTATGGATACAATAGTTCTTACGCAGGCGCAATTATCGGTAAAAACGAAAGAAATGACTGACGGTGCTGTTGGGTCTGCGTCGCAAAGGGACGAGCTGTTAAAGCACATCCTGGAGGAGTACGGCATCGAGTTACCGAACATGCAAAAAGCTACGTTGACTCGGTTGGTAGACAATGACGATACTCCGCCAGCTTTGCGCGAATTGCTGGAAGTTAGGCTGAGTACTAGCACCACGTCTACGGCCAAGTATAAACGGATAGTCCAGTCCACCTGTGAAGATGGCCGCTTGCGCGGGACTATCCAATTTTCAGGAGCGCAACGAACTCAGAGGGATGCCGGACGTATTACCCAGGTTCAGAATTACCCGTCTAAAGGACTACTGCCGGTAGATGAAACGAAAATGGGGATAGAAGCGTTAAAACTAAACGCCGCAGATATCCTGGGTTTCGATATCATGCACTTAACCAAGTCAACTTTGCGTTATACGATAAAAGCTGAACCGGGTAAAAAACTCTTGGTAGCGGATTTATCAAATATTGAGGGGAGGTGTTTGGCATGGCTTGCGGGAGAAAAATGGAAGCTCCAGGCTTTTAGAGAATTCGATGCTGGCACGGGGCCGGACCTCTATAAACTAGCGTATGCAAAAGCCTTTGGCGTGCATCATTCTGAAGTAACTAAAGAGCAGCGTAACTATATTGGGAAAATTTTGGAACTCGCCCTAGGTTACCAGGGAGGAGCTTCTGCTATCGTTACTTTTGCCCTATCGTTCGGTTTAGAACTGCAGGTTCTAGCGGAACAGGTTATGCCAACACTACCTGAATGGGCCATAGAAAAATCAGAAAGTCTGTACGACTGGTTTAACGATATGGACATAGCGGAGGCCAAGAAACGAGCTAAAAAAGAGACCGAATCTGAGGCCACCTGGGAAGAATATTACGTACCGAAGAGAACAAAACACCTTAGTAAATTTGTGTTTACTGCGCTTGATAGCTTGAAACGGTTGTGGCGGAAAGAACATCCGCAAACTGAAAAATTGTGGGCTGACGCTGAAAACGCTTGTAAAAATGCGGTTGAAATACCTAACAAGGAATTCTACTTCGGAAATGGTTGCTCTGCAAAAAGACTGGGCAAATGGGTACGTATTAAGCTGCCGAGTGGGCACAGTCTATGCTACCCAAATATGGAGATCTGCGGGGAAGATACCACCCTCGTTGAAATTCGAAAAGTGGCTAATTCCGATAATGTGAGCATTTGGCGTAACAGTAAAGAAGCGGCCCCGAAAGAAATATTCGAATCCGTAGACTTGGCCAGAGCCAAGATATTCAAGGATTGCGCTAATGCGGAAAAGTTAGTATCTTCAGCGGATGCCGTCTTAGAAGCTTACCAGACTCGAAGTGATAAAAGCGGCCTTCGCTTCAAGGGGGTTAACCAGTTCACGAAAAAATGGGGCTGGATTTGGACTCACGGAGGAAAAATAATCGAAAACTGTACGCAAGGCCTAGCCCGCGACGTGTTTAAACACGGACAGCTCTTAGCGGAAGAAAACGGCTACCCGGTTATCCTACCGGTGCATGATGAATTGGTTTGCGAAGTGCCGGACTCTGAAGAGTATACCGTACATGGTTTAGAAGAGATGATGGCCACAGTACCGGTATGCACTCCAGGATTACCCCTGGCCGCAGAAGGCTTCGAGGATTACGTTTACCATAAATAGGTTGATCCTTATAGTAGCACATGCTATAATATTTGTTCAGCGTAGGGAAAAAATACGAATGAAAACAACTAAAACAAAACAACGACATCCTTGGATGCGACTGTTTACTTTGGAAGGGCCTAAAAGCGATGATGCCAGAAAAGCCCGTTTAGAAACTATCCGTGGAATTATGGATTACCGAAATACTTTAAAATTTAGGGGGAGATAGTGACACAGCTAGTAACAAAACTTTTGGATCACGGCTTCGTCAGGTTAAGTAATTTAGCTGGCCCAATTCGCAGACCAGACGCACCATTCGATGCCGACGATACTGATCCTGCACGTACCGCCAGGATATCCTTTGACAACCTGGATCTGGAAAGGACTCGGGAACAGGATTTAAAACTTTATGAATACCTTATGGCGCATCTTCACAATACGCCAATTGAGATGATCGAGACGTGGTGGGAAATGAAGCTGCCTATATTTTTAGCCCGGCAATTCGTAAGACACAGAACCGCTACGATAAACGAAGTTTCTGGCCGCTATGCTATTTTACCGGCTGAATGGTATATTCCAGAAGTAATAGGTGGTAAACCTACAAATGGCGCGAAGCAAGGGCAAGAAGATAACCTTTCTGCGGAAGACCAGGAATGGTTTCGGACTAAACTGGATGTTGCCTGCGCTTCCAATTATGAAGATTACCTCGAATCAGTAAATAGGGGAGTGGCGCCAGAGCACGCCAGGATGTTCCTGCATGTTAACCACTACACTCACTGGATCTGGAAGCAGGATTTATCTAACCTGATGCATTTTTTGTCGCTTCGCCTTGACGCGCACGCGCAGATAGAAGCACGGGCTTTTTCAAAAGCCATGTACGACTGGCTAAAGGTATACCTTCCAGTATCTATGCAACTATTTGACGAATACAGGCGGAAATAACCGTGGCCAGTCACGTAAGAAAACCGAAACGGTTAATACCCATTACCACTAGGGAAATAGATGTATATGCCCTGATACGCAAGCTTAAACGTACGACTCGATGCACTAACCAAGACCTCGTTGACGCGACCGGTTTTTCTCCGAGTTTTATCGATGGAGTTTTGTGCGATCGACTAGACGCTAAGGATTTACATAAAGCTATGCGCCTAGTACAAGCGTACCAAGCTAATGTCGCTGGCCCTTTACCTCTACAAGGAGATTTTGACCCTGATGATTAGTTTATTACCAAACGACGTTTCCCGATGCTATGGTAAAGACTGCGGTCAGAAAGAAACGCGTAAGCGTTTCGTAGCCATAGCGCAAGACGACCCTTTAAGATCTTATTGGTACATGGTCGCTTTTAATGTTCCCGGAAATCCGGATTGTATACACAGAATACCCCTGGAGAAAGAAAATGCTTGAAATATTCCATATGATCAAACACGGCGTAGAAGTTTTTGCTCTCGTATTTTTTGTCTGCCACGCTGCGGCCTTTTGGAAAGGCCGGTCTAGATGAAAGAACTTTCGGTAGAAAAGTATTTCGTAAATAAAATAGCGGAAGCTTTTCCGACAGCCGAAGTTCGAAAATATGAGTGCCAGATGCACGATCCGGATCGGATTCTGTTACTTCCAGGTAATCGATGCGTATTTGTAGAAGTGAAACGGCCCGGTAAAGACTTACGACCAGGGCAAGAGCGTGCCTTCAGGCGGTTACACAACTTAGGCTTTGAAGCCTATGTCGCGAACACGAAAGAAAAAGTTGACTTGCTTATAAGGCACCTTAAGATAGGCTACAACGTGTGATAATCTTTGACGTAGCCTTTAGCCATCCTAAAGATGTTCTGTTAACTGTTCTCATACTAGGCGGACTGCTATTTTGGAGCACAAGTGGAAGAAAAGAAAAAGAGACCCGAAAAAATAAGCACTAAAACTTGCCCGAAATGTGGTAATGAAAATCTGGGGCTTTTCACATCTCTGAATAAAAAATATTGCGCTTCTAAAGAGTGCCATTTTTATTTCGATTGGTACCTGGATCCTGGGCAAGAAAAGATTTTTAAGTAGCACGTGTAACGCAAAAGACATAAAAATGTTGTATACTAAGACTTTCTAATATTACTTATCCGGAGTACCCAATGCTGTCCGCGCATTACGATTTACCTAGAGCCCTGTTCATCACTAAATTGCGTCACGAATACAGCGCCACACCACCTGCTGAGGGCTACGCAAAAGAATTAACTTCAGGTTTATATAACTCAGCACAATTCGTAGCTAATATGCTTATGCGTTCAGGGATAGAAGCTGAGACCGTAGCTGTCGTAGATAACAACAGTATTGAACGGGAAGTTGTCCGGTTTAAGCCTACTCACGTATTCGTGGAGGCTTTGTGGGTAGTACCAGAAAAAATAGAGTTGCTGGCAAAAATGTACCCTAGGATTATCTGGGTCGTAAGGATACACAGCAATACGCCTTTTTTAGCTAACGAAGGTGTCGCTATGGCTTGGTTGAAAGGGTACTACAAAATAGCAACCCCGAACGTGGTTGTAGCCCCCAATTCGCCTAATTTGGTTGGAGATTTGATGGCATTGCCGGAATCCGAAGGAAAAACTGAATTGCTACCTAATTTTTACGAGTTTACCAGTGAAAGGGTTAGTAAAGCAGTATCTGAAACGGAAGTACACATTGGCTGCTTCGGCGCTGTCCGCCCACTAAAGAACCAGCTTATCCAAGCGATGGCCGCTATGCGATTTGCTAATAAAATCGGTAAAACGTTATTTTTCCACATCAATAGCGGACGAGTTGAACAACGCGGGAATAACGTATTGAAGAATCTCCAGGCGTTATTTGTGGATAGCGGGCATGTTTTAGTAGAGCACGGCTGGCTAGTTCGTAAAGATTTCTTGGCCCTTATCCGTCAGATGGACGTCTGCCTCCAGGTTTCCTTAACTGAGACTTTCAATATCACCGCTGCAGATTCCGTCAACGAACTTGTCCCCATCGTAGCGGGTAAAGATATCAACTGGTTGCAGTCAGCGGCACACGCAGATACTTCTTCTTCGGATGATATTCTGGCCAAGCTGATGGATATCTACGAGGGTGGAAAGTTGAGTATGGTTAAACGCAATTGGTTGGATTTACATCGCAGTAATATCCAGGCGATGGGCAAATGGCTTAATTTTTTACTGAAATAGTCGCACGACATTTTGCTTAAGCCGTACTTTTGTGCGGCTTTTTTATCTTTAAAATCCGATAAAAGAGATATGCAACGTAAACTCTACATTCCTCGTCCTTATGGGCGTAGCGGAACCAATTTCATCCTGGATACTCCTCGTTGTAATCTCCACGTCGACATGGGTCTTGGAAAAACCGTAATGGCCTTGACTGCCCTGGACATTCTGTACTTGTGCGGCGAAACGCACCCCACTTTAATCTTGGCACCTAAGAGAGTGGCCACTTCAACCTGGGGTACTGAAGCGGCTAAATGGTCGCATTTATCGTCTTTGGAAATATCCCCCATCGTTGGTACACCGGAGCAGCGCATGGCCGCTTTGAAACGGGACGTACCTATCTATACAATAAATTATGAAAATATCGTGTGGCTTATCAAATATCTGAAGATATGGCCGTTTCGGACGATAATAGCAGACGAGTCTACGAAGTTAAAAAGTCACCGCGTCCACTGGCAGACTAACGATAAAGGTACGACTTTTCTAGTTAGAACCGGAGGGGAAAGGACCAATGCCCTCACGCATCTAGCCTGGAAAAAAACTTTACGCTGGATAAATTTATCCGGGACACCAGCTCCTAATTCTTTGGGCGATCTTTGGGGTCCGCAATGGTACGTGGACCAAGGTAAATCCCTCGGGCTTAATTACACAGCCTTTGAAGATCGTTGGTATAAAAGGGGGTATAACAAATACGATCTCGTAATGTTGCCACACGCCGAGAGGGAGATCCGAGAAGCTATCGCCCCAACTACGTTCACTTTGCGCGCGGAAGATTATTTAACCCTCGGAGAAGAAGTAGTAAACACCATTTATGTGGATTTGCCCGAAAAAGCGCGTAAGCATTACCGGGAAATGGAGCGGGACCTTTATACCGTCATAAACGCCGGGGAAGTAGAAGCGTTTACCGCGGCTACTAAGAGCATGAAATGCCACCAGTTGGCGAACGGCGCCCTATACCATGACGATAAGGGGTCTTGGGAACCTATACACAATGAAAAGCTGGAAGCTTTGCAGGAAGTACTCGAAGAGTCCGGTGGCCTACCCGTTCTTGTCTGCTATAAATTTAAAAGCGATCTAGCACGGTTACTAAAAGCATTCCCTAGTGGAATACCACTTGACACGGTACTAAAAAACAAAGATAATAGTAGCCTTGGAAATGTTCCAATATTCATACATCCTGATAGCGCTGGCCACGGCGTAGATGGCCTACAAAAGGTAACCAATATCATATGTTTCTATTCCATTGACTGGAATGCGGAAACGAGATTACAGGTAATTGCCCGGATAGGAAAAGTCCGGCAATTTCAGGCCGGGTTAGATAGACCCGTTTTTATTCACCAGATAGTGGCTCGAAATACGGTAGATGAAGATATTCTTCGTAGGATAGACTCCAAAATGACGGTACAAGACGCCTTAAAAGAAGGCTTAGCGAGGAGGAATTTGAAATGAAAATAGGTTGGCTAGTTTGGAATTACGAGGATACGGATTTTCCTACATTATTTCCGGAAGAACCGGATTGGCATTTCTTTAAAAGCGTTAAGATAGTGTACGCTGAGGTTATCGAATGAAACAAACCCCGCAGATAATTTTAGCCAGGGATTTGGCTGACCGTATAGATCCTTGGCCAGAGACTTCTTACGTACCGGAAAAAGACGAAAACAACAACAACAACAACGTAGCGTTAACTTTTTCAGAAAATTGGTTCCCGGTACGCCCGAAACCGAAAGGCGGATTTTTTACGCGCTTGGAACTGGCCTGGGGCGTTTTTACCGGTAAGTACGACGCTTTGAAATGGGATAACCAATGAACGACACTAAAGAAATCCGTAAACTTTTCCATGAGTTACGTTGTGGCAGACCGCTAGATCTTAACGGGGACGCGCTACCGCGCGGTAAAACGCTATTCACCCCCGTATTGATACGCGCGGTATTAGTACGAGCGCAGCACGAGGGCTTATCTGGGGAGGATTCTATGACGGTATTGGCGTATTCTGCACTTCAAGAGTTGGAAAAGCTCAAACAAGAAAAATACGATGTCTTTTTCAACGCCCATTGGGAGAGCAGAAATGAATAAAAAACTTCTTGAACTGATCCGTAGCAAATTTGAAGACCGTTTATCGTGTAAAACAGGATGGCGCTATTAAGTGGTCGGTATTGGCAACAGTCGCTGAGCATTCCGTCCCAGGAGCTACTTTACTTGAGGCCGCTATGCGAGCCTATGTATTATCAAAATTCAGAGAAGAGGTTCAAAAATGCAAGACACGATAGTAATTTATCACGATGACTGTTTAGATGGGTATGGGGCAGCCTATGCGGCTTGGAAAAAATTTGGCGATTCTGCTGAGTATATTCCAGCGCATTATGGAAATCCTCCGCCAGACGTTACGGGCAAAGACGTGTACATTCTGGATTTCAGCTATCCTAGAGAGATATTGCTAAAGATACGTATGCGGGCCAGGAATCTGTTAGTTATTGATCACCATAAGACCGCTCAAGCCGATCTTATAGAGCTGCCTTTTGCTAAGTTTGATATGTCCAAATCTGGCTGCATCTTAGCATGGGAGCATTTTCACCCGGAGGACAAGGCACCTTTCGGGCTAGAGCTTATCCAAGATAGAGATTTGTGGCAGTTTCACATACCCGAAACTAAAGCTTACTGCGAAGGTCTGCGGAATCTAATAATCCGATCCTTTATCGCTTGGGATTTCCATCTGGCTACTGAAAATTGCTTTGAACTGGCTGAAAGAGGAGAAGATCTGCTAGCTGTGTTCAGTGCTGATATCACTTCACTGGCAAAGCGGGCGCATACTGCAAAATTCGTGGGAACTGAGTTCATGGCTTGTAATGCTACTCCGAAATATGCTTCCGAATTGGGCAATTTATTGGCAAAAACTACCGGAAAGCCTGCCGCGATTTACTCCTATAACGGCGCTACTCAGCGTTGGGATTATTCACTGCGCTCGGTAGGTGACTTCGATGTTTCAGAAATTGCCAAAAACTTCGGTGGCGGAGGGCATAAAAACGCTGCTGGATTTTCAATATCAGGTACCCTAGACATATGAACAAAATAGATAAAAAAATAACCGGATATAAAGTCGCTTCCGGCCAAGAAACAGCGCCGGATCCGATTACGCCAACGGGTATGCATGAAAGCATAGGCCGAGATGAGGTACTGGAAGGCGCTACGTATAAATTAAAAATCCCGTTGTCTGAGCATGCACTTTACATAACGATTAACGATATCGTTTTGAATGCCGGCACTGATCACGAATCCCGCCACATTTACGAGATATTTTTTAACTCGAAAAATATGGAGCATTTTCAGTGGGCAACGGCGTTAACAAGAGTGGTGTCCGCAGTTTTCCGCAAGGGTGGGGACGTCAGCTTCCTGGCGGATGAGCTAAAAGCCATTGAGGACCCGAAGGGTGGTTTCTGGCATAAGGGTAAGTTTATTCCTTCGCTGGTAGCCCTGATTGGGGAAACAATTGAAACACATTTGAAGAAAGGTGCATAAATGTACGCCTTTGAAGCGGTTAAACGAGACCTAGATGCCAGCCTGCACCCAGGCTATCGCCCATCTTACCATAATCAAGAGAAACCAGTAGTCCACATAACAGCGTCAACGCTAATCACCTTGCTGGAAGAATACGAAAAAATGGACGCAGAATTACGGAGCCTGCACTCAGCTAATCCCGATATTTCGGAGCCCGCAGGAAAGCGTCTGTTTGATAACATAATGGCTTGTTATTTTAATTGTGGAAAGAATTTCGAACAGACTTTCTTAGTGATAATGGACGCTCTGTACCCTCTGCTGCAAGATAAAATAAAGTCCGATATCGTGCGGCAACATGCCCCCTTTAACAGCCCTTATCCACCTGGGAGGAGTATCTAATGATCCACAACCTTAAAACTTTACCCTGCTTTTTTCGTGCTACCCTGGCAGGGGATAAATTATTCGAGATACGCGACAACCGGGACCGTGGATTTCAAAAAGGGGATACTGTTATTTTAAAAGAGTGGGTTCCCGGCGTTATGCAGGGCTCCTTTACCGGATGCGAAATCGCTGGCAAAATCACCTACGTGTGCGATTACGCGCAAAAAGAAGGATATGTAGTCTTTGGATTTGAGGTTGATGAAAGCTAATGCGCTTCGATAACAAACACTACTCGCTGGCTACTATAGTTAAAAACGCAGAGGATATGCCCGTACCGGAAGGAATAACCAGAGCTCCCAGGCGTTTTTTGTGGGATGTAGCACGAGAACACCGACGGTGGGCGAAAATGGAGCGCAGAAAATGAGATTTCAGGGCAAACATTACTCCTGCAGCTCAATAGTTAAGATAGGAGAGAAAAACCCAGCTAACAGATCCCGCCGAAAGGCATTATGGGAGTTTGCTAGGGCGCACCGGTACTGGAGTAAATTGGAGAAACTAGATGAAAAAACTTAAATTGTATATGGGCTATGACAGAACCGCTGGATCTAATTCTGGCGCTTTTCTGATATTCGCCAAGGATTATAAAGAAGCTAGAAAAGAAGGTCGACGAGTTCCACCGGCCATAAGCGGAGTACCCAGAAATACTTTGGAGGCCCGTTGGCTACGTAAAAACTTAGAAGCTTTGTCAAAAAACGCGGACCCGAAAAAGCTGGCCGCCGGAGAAGCGCACTGCGTTGTAGACGTAGCAGTTTGCCCAGTTTGCGAGCTGTGGGGTGAAGAAGGGCCGAGAGAAGATGGCTCTTGTGGGTATTGTGCGCTGGAGGAGTGGTCGTTATGAAGAACACGCCTTTAGAACTACAGGAGGCTGTTGATAAAGTAGTAAAAGCTCGGCATATTTGGTTTATGAACAATAGGCCACCAAAAGAACCTGAGATTTATATCTACGTACGAGAGGACATTTGGAGAAAGATACTACAGCAAGCGGTTGGGTGCATATCGCCACCACTATTCGAGGCTTATGAGAATAAAACGATCTTAGGGCATCCCGTACACATTGTTCGGATGCCCGATTCGCGAGACGCAGGTAAAGCCGAATACGGAATAAAAGTCTTTGTCGGAGGGGGCGTTTAATGCCTAAATCTTTCTTTGACGGTTTTGTAATCGGTATATCATTGGGAGTTCTAGTAGCTTTTACGGTCTGGACAATTACCCTTCTTTTAAAGTACTTTTATGTCGTTGCCTGATCAGATACTGAAGCTACCTCCGGCTAAGCTGCTGGAATTGCAGGATTCTTTAGTAGAAATAGGCCTTGTTTTAGAAATGGGTGGGGATTATAAAGCCTTGATACGTAAGAAGCTTTTACGACATCCAGTAGGTATATTGCGCAAGGTGCACAAAGCACTTCTGAAAGTAGAGCCAAAGGAATTGGACAAAATACTGGCCGAGATAGTAATTAGCACTTGACACACTATACGATAACCTGTAAAATAGTTGCATAGTTTAAGAAAACGAGCTGGGCGTATCCCGGACCCCGATGTCAGGTAGAGGTGTGGGGACATTGAAAAACACTACCAATAGCCGCCGGGTTTACTTTCCTTATGGATTCCTTTTACCGGTGAGGTTATCGAGTGGTTCACGAGACGAACCCTAATTTTAAAGCGTAGACTGAACAGATACACATGTCGATTATTTTAGGGCAAAAACTAGGGAGAGAAGACAAGCCGTATTTGCAGCGGTGGGTAGTTGGAAATGCCAATTTTTCTATTCGGTTACACCATTGGTTTTACGGGGATGATCCGAGAGCTTTTCACGACCATGCCTGGGATTTTATTTGCTTTGTAATAAAAGGCTCGTACTACGATGTTACAGAGTCGGGCGAGGAGTTCATGCCGAGAGGAACTATTCGGTTCCGAAAAGCAGGGCATAAACACACAGTAAAAACGGACGGATGTTGGACGATAGTTATAACAGGAAAAACTAAGCGTAAATGGGGATTCTGGGTTAAGAATACCACAGGAAACCCAATTTGGCTTCGTGCCCGGCGGTATTTCTTTAAATACGGGCACCATTAAAAGTTTTACGGGGGTAGCTCAACGGGTTAGAGCGCTGTTAGGGGAAATAGTCATGAATAAAGTACCCGCGAGGTTCCGGCAGATCACCAGGACACGTAACGAAACAGAGGTTGGCGGTTCGAATCCCTCCCCTCGTACCAATTTCCTAAAGGGGAAAACACTCAAGCCCTTGCATGAGGGCTCTTTTTAAATCGCTGGGACGGCTGCAAGCTAACGATTACTACAGCCCCAGCGATTTAAAAAGCAGCGATGTGGAAAGTAGACACATTCTTGAAGTCGCGTTGGCGCCTGTCTGTTGAGTCGCGATAAAACGCAGGTATAAACTCGGGTAATTGAAACTGGAACGCGATTGAATCCCGAATAGCTGGAGTAACGCCCAGCCTGCTTTACAATCTAGCTTCCTGAACGCCCTTAACAGGGTTATTAGCTTCTCCGGCCTGAAATACGAAACAGGATAACTGCCGGACGCGAACTTAGCCGCGTGATGAAAGGTGAACGCCTCACCGGGAGACCGCTAAGAAAAAAGACTAAATTAGGAGGCCGAGGTAACTCTAAACTTGATTTAGCCGGTAGCGTGACAGCTCGGAGAGACGGCAAACGCCACTTTAGCTTAGTCGGTTAAAGCAGGCCGCTCATAACGGCAAGTGTGCTGGGTTCGAATCCCCCAAGTGGCACCAATTATTACTGAGCCCGCCAGTTGCGGGTATTTTTATCTGGAGAAACCATGAAAAAACTGCTTATCCTGGCCATTTTCTTATCGACGAGTGTTTTTGCGGACGATACGACGACGAATTCAAACAATACTAATACCTCGACGCAGACAAACACCATCGACCAGCACGACACTGTGACCAATCAAACTACGGATACTTCTACACACGATTCGCATGCCGTAGATAATTCCGTTGACTCCGGCATTCACACAACTGAAGGCTCGTATAATCAGGCGAACCAGTCTACTCAAACGATCAACAATACCAATACCGAAGGCGACTTAAGCCAATCTAAAAATACCGATTCGTTCAACACAAATTCTGGCAACAGTAACGGTTCAAATGTGCAACAAAGTGCGACCGGCGGTCAAAGTACTTCAGATGCGAAAGCGGGTGCAGCAGCGGTAGCTTTAGTAGGCGCTACACAAGTCGGTGTAAGGACAGGGGCTACCCAGGTAAATACTGGCGGTACGAATGTTGCGTATACAAATAATCAAGTCCGCCAAACACCAATGGCTTGGGCACCCGCTATTGCTATGTCGCAGTCTCAAGAACTGTGTAATGTATCCGCTTCTCTTGGCTTAGCATTTGCGGGCGCAGCAGGTTCGGGCGGTATTCCTATCAAGGATGCGGATTGTAATCGACGCCGAGATGCTATTTTTTGGATGAACGTCGGCATGGCCGAGACAGCTTGCCAACGAATGATCCAGGATGACGCGAACAGAAAAGCGATGGAAGCTTCCGGCCAAAATTGCCATAGTGTGGCCCAAGCGCAAATTCGGCAAGTAATGGCCATCCCAAGCAATCTTAATGTCCCCAAGAACTCCTACTGGGATAAGATGGACCAAATCGCGGATGCGCAAATATCAGCGATACACACAAAATCGCTGACTAAATAAAGCCTGTTTAAGCTATAAATATCCAGTATCTCTTGTGATATACTAGATATTCTTTAAAACTGCCGAGAAAACAAATGAAGAATTTTTTTATAACATCGATGCTATTTTCATTGGCATTTTCTGCAAATGCAACTACCTACGGGCCGGTTGAAAACTTTGATACAACCAATACTACCGGGCATGACGCTCACGGCTTCGAAATCGAAGCTTGCGACGTACTGCCGTCTGATATTTCAAGTATTTTTGGTGATGTAAGCCGGTTTGGAACTGATCAGGTTGAGCGTTACGATGCGCCAACCGTTACCGAATACACTGACGCAGTTTGTCACGGTACGCGTGTCAGCTACCGGGCAAAATTTGACGGCGTTAACTGGTCTGCAACCACGCCAAGCGGCGAACTACCTTATGCGCCTACGGATTCATGCTGGAAGTACGGCGATCCTAACTACAACACAACTACATATCCGTGTGATCATTTTGGTGTAAGCTTTAACAAAGCGCCGACTAAGCTTAAATACGCGTGGTTGATCGAGTCAACACCGGGTAACTTAATTCAAACTGATGTTTACGTACCAAGCCCTATTTTCGACATTGTAACGCCTGCAGTCGTTGTACCTCCTGCCGCACCTGGGGATGCGCCGATAATCATTAATCCGCCGGTTATCAATGTTCAGTTGGAAGCGGCTGAATTGCAGGCCGGTCAAGACTTTGGTACTCCATACTGGGTTAAAGTTAAAGCAACTTGCTTGAATGATAATGTTGCTGTTGAGCATCTTGTAAAAGACGGCGCAGTAATGGCTAACATGGAAACTGAGACAGAATGGCAGATATTCCAGATCGACGCTGGCAATCCGGCCTCTGCGTTTCTTGATATGACGGCTACAAAAATCAGTAATTGTGCTGCCGGTGAAGCTTACACGATTGACGTATTTGAATATGCTGGCCCAGCCAAAGCGGGCGGAGAAATTGACTTGCAAGGTGCAAGCGATACGCCCGTTCTTGAACCTCCTACTTTAGGCAAATGGTTAGGCGCAAATAACGTTGGCGTTAACTACGTCGGTGATGTTCCAGTCGCTGCAATTGGCGGCCCTGCCGTTGTTCCTTCACCTACTCCAGCGCCTACTCCGTTGCCAACACCGGCTCCAGTCGCCTGCTCTGGTACTGATGTTGCAATTACAAGCATATCGGGAGCGTACCGGAATAGTAATATAGCCTTATTTGATGGCACGATAATCCAGGCGCCTTACATAGGTACGGTGGACGGACTTGTGGCTATCCCGCAATTCGGACCTAATTATATACTTAACGGCGGGTTTGCAGTCGGTAATACCGTAACTTTTACGGGTACTTTCGGCTCTGCAGTAGACGCTAATGGCGTGCCTGTGTTCTGTATCCCAGATACGGGATCTGATTTTACAGTTAATCCGGTAGCTACTCCAACCCCCGTGCCTACGCCAGTGCCTACGCCAGTGCCTACGCCAGTACCTACGCCAGTGCCTACGCCAGTACCTACGCCAGTACCTACGCCAGTACCTACGCCAGTACCTACGCCAGTACCTACGCCAGTACCTACACCAGTGCCTACGCCAGTGCCTACGCCAGTGCCTACGCCAGCCCCGGTATCCTGTGTAATAGCCGGTGCAAAAGTTGAAGGTAAAGGTGCTATTACTGCCGTTTCTGGAAACGTTGTAACGGTAAACGGAAAAACGATCACTGTTTTAGACTGCGCTGCAGTCGAATGGAATCGTGCAAACCACGCCTTCAAAGTCGGCGATAAGTTTGAATGGAAGGGCTTCGCAAATTCAGCAGTAAAAGTAACGCTTAACTAATCTTACCAAGCTAGGTCTACGGGCCTAGCTTTTTTTAGGAGATAACGATGGAAAAGACGGTAGAAGAACGATTAACGATGGTGGAAAATGCCCTGGCGCAATATTTTGCTTTTGGATGGACTAATTTCGGTGATCTGCCTTTAGCTGTACAAGAACTTGTCGAGTACGTGGAGTTAAGGAACGCACCCGACGAATAACCGAAGTACCTTATACATTCTAAGCGGGCTTAACGGCCCGCTTTTTTACCGCCGCTAGTCGGATACTAGTATCTTTCTGGAGAAATAAAATGAAGAAAACCTTATTCCTAACCGCAGTAGCGCTTTTTACTGCCTTCCCCAATGCCTATGCCGTACAATGCTACGGAAATTCTAATTATCCAGGATGCCAATACGTCCCAGAAACTATTCCTACACCAGCCCCCGGTTCTCCTCCTATCCTACAAAGGGCTGTAATACCACTTCCGCCAGTTGTACCTAAGCCGCTACAGAACAAAATTTTACGCCCGGATATAAGCGCCTTTAATAACGCTACTGTGGCTACTAACAATTTGCTTCCTAACGGCATACTATTCAAAGTTACGGCGGCGGATTGTAACAATTCTATGGTGAACGAGGATATCGCCTCTATTAAGGCAACGCTAATAGCAGGACGTGAAATAGGTAGTTTTACCGATACAACAGTGGCTACCGTAAACAAAACTGGCCTATTAGACAGGGTAAGTATTACTGCCGGTGCCGGAAGTTGGCAAGAAATCGTCCGAACGTACAATAATAGAATACTTACTGGAACCCCTATTCCACCGGCTGTTACCGCAGCGTATGTAAATTTTTTGGCCGCAGTAAAGACTCTCGTAAATTCTACGTCGTGTTTAGAATATATGGGTCCTACTTCATACCAGACAGAGACTTTATCCTCGCAGGGATTAGTAGACGTCGGCGCACTAACTAAGAATTTACGACTTGCTTCGTTTAGTTCAATCGTCAACTCTTTACGGGCCGATCCCAATTATAAAGCCTTTGTTTCTACTGTGGCCACAATCGACGGCAAAAGAACGTATGCCAATACTTCAGCTGCTTATGTCGGGCGTTTACGCAAGGAATTCAGCTTGATAAATGCGGAACCCGCAGTGGTTACAGGAACATCTTTTTTACATATGGATCTTTTAACGTCCATTTCCGGCATACTAGCGGATAGAAATTGGCAGGTGCATTACGCCGTTCCTGGAGCTGCTGGTGACCATTTATACGGCGTAGCCGCAGGTATTTTTGACGCCGTTAATTGGCTCTATAAGGACGCCATAGCTAGAAAGGTTCCGCAGAATAGCGTTATCGCCATACCAAGCGCTATGGATTATGTAGAGAGTAGAGCAGACGCGAACGTCGATGAATATGCAGCTTCAAGGGATATTGTTATTGTCCGATCTAGCAGTAATGTCAATCAAAAGAACGACGAGGCTTCTGTTAACAGTGCACAATCTATATCCGTCGGCTCATCGGTAAAAGGTATAGTTAGGGGAACAGTAGGACAAAATGGCCCCGACGTAGTAGTCCCATTGGATAGCGATTTACCCGCTTCAGCTAATGGGGGAAAAGTCCCTAAGATTTTCAATGGTGCTGCAGGAACTTTAATTTATACCGCTCCAGAAAACGTATCTAATAGCTATTCTACCGTGGTAGTAGCGCAATTACTTGGTACTATACGCGAAGTATGTCCGACAGCTTCTGCACAAGAGATAATTAATACTGCATGCGCCGCGGCTACAAAATTACCGCCCCTTGTTGGAAATACTGTTTCAACAAGGAATAATTTCGTCAAATGCGGTACTTTTAATCCCACATCTACCTTGCTGCAAGTAGTGCTTAAGAATTGCTCTGATAACATTACTAAAAAATGGACTCCATTAGTGATTGGCTTACGCTGGAATAACACATCGGTATCAAATGCTGTATTCGAAGCTATTAGCGCGGTCTGTGTAAACGCTGGGGGTTATGTGAAGACCGAAGCCGGGAATATCGGTTCTTGTGTAAAACTGGTTGACCAATCTGTAAATATCCCAATAACTATCTACCAAACGCAAGCATTAGGATACTACGGGTATTCGGCGTACCCAACTGGAAAATTCGCCAGATTCTTTTAATTTTATTGGGCCAAGGACGGCCTTCCTATCTGGAGAAATAAAAATGCCCAACTCAAACAACGACGCTTTTTTCGAAGAGCTACGCGAAAGAAACCGGTTTAAAAACGATACCTACTCAAACGAAGACCTGCAAAAGTTAATCGATGGTATGTATGAGCGCTACGCTTCTCTTGGGGCTAACCAAGACAAGCACGCGTTGTTTAGAAAGATTTTAGAATTAATCGATGTGCAGATAGCGAGAGCAAAATCCGCTACCTAATCCCCATTTTCTTCCCGCAATCTGTTTTGTTCATAGAGGTACGCCAGTCTTGGATTTACGGCGTACCCTCTAATTCCTCTGGCCTGCTCGTTCTTAGCTGTTCTTACTGCCGATTTATGAATGCTTTCGTAAGTAATTGGCCACGATGGGTGATCTTTCTGCCACTTGCTCAACTCTTCCTGTGGAATCGGTTCGCCTTTTGTTACCGCTTTCTGGATCTTATTTACCAGTTTAGCGCGAGCATCGGATATCGCAGCTTCTGCGGCTTTATTATACCCGCGTTCAGCGTACAGCACTTCCATATTGGAACTACCCAACCCGATAGCCTGGAACAGTACTTCCATTGCAGAAGCGTCTTTCAATTGCTCCCCGTTCATACTTTCGTACCCAGACTGAGCTAAGCGGATAGCTTTCATTCCGTCGCCAATCGCTTTGGGCGTAGCGCTTTCTACCCCACGCCATATTTCCCCATCGCCTAGCATTTTTGCGCCATCAGCGATCTTCTTAACCATGCCACCGAATGGTCCTGCGACTTGTGAGAGATACTCAGTCGCAGCATCTTTCCCTTCCAGGTCTTTCAAAGGCTCTTGGAAGAAGATATTGCTCAAATTCATACGGGAGGCTAAGTTGACCGGGGTCAACGCATTGCCCAACCCTTTAATAACCGCCGTAGCGAAGGTTTCACCCCCGAGGGAAGTCAATCCTACACGAACTTCCTTTTCTACGTCCCACGGCTCATCATCGTCGGATACGGCGTTGCCAAGAGCGTTTAGCACCATGGTTATCGCGCCCATCAAAGGCATTCCAAATAAACCGGCAGCCGCACCCTGCATAACAAACAGCGCTGATAGCGATCTAGCTGCTTCTTTCGCTTCTGCTTTTCTGGCGTCGGCCAAAGCTATTTCTTCCGGGGTATTTCTCGGCATTTTTTTCCAATACCCAAGCGTATCGACTGCGGTACGACCCCACAAATAAAGCATGGCCTGTGGATATTTTTTATACTGCATAACCACGCCAGCTACAGGCCCGCGGAATATGCGAGCCGCGTTTTCAGTCGAGTAATCGCCGTGCGCATCATTGTTTAGCTTACGGGCATACTCCAAGGCTTCGTAGTGATTTTCTGGATCCCCGTTCAACGCTAAATCATAAGCCGCCAAGAGGGTAATTTCTCGGTTCATCCGCTCACCGTGGTGAAACATCCAACCCATCTTTTTGTTGAATTCTTGCAGGCGACCGCCGTAATCTTCCCCTTCACGGCCGATGCCCAAAACATCGAAGAAGTTGGTCCTGGAAACATCACCCTCTTCTTTAAAATCGCGTAAAGCAGCTAAGCGCCTGGAGATGCGGAGCATTTCTCTAGGATCGCCGTTGTGCGCCCGGAGATAAGCTAATTTTTCTTCCATTACCACTGAGATAGATACGTTCCCGTCTTCATCCCGGTAAATGTAATTTCCATTGGCGTCTTTCTTGTTGAAGTTGATAACCGCTTTAAGGAATTCATTTCTGGTATTTCCAAAAGCTTTTCGGGTTGCATTAACCCCGTATTTACCTACCGCAATGGGCATAGCCACAACGGGTGTTTGAAATAAGTTGACTAAACCACTTGATAAACCGAAACCCATAGTCATAACGAAGTCGAATTGGCGAATAGCCGCAGCCACCTGATCCATGCCTGTACTAGAAGTGTTCACCATCGCATTGTAGGTCTTATTCAACTCTTCGATGGTGTATGCGGCTTTGTGGCTGTTCTCAGTGTTTATGTGGCTAGCAGCTTCTAAAGCTTCCTTATTGCGTACCGCTACTCTTTCCAAAGATTCTTCCGGGGAACCTACGGATACCGTATTTTCCCACAACGTTTGCACTTTTCTAAAGCGTTTTACCTGCTCTGGAATTCCAGTAGCTATAATATCTGCTATGGCTGCTTCCACTCGCTGTGGGTCTTGGTATTGAGCCCAAAAGCTGGCTATTTTTTCAGCGGTTTTAAGCGCGTCGGAAGCTTCTGCGCGTTCCCGTGCAGTAGTCGCTTCCGATAGGTTTTTCTGCGCTATGAATAAAGCTTTTGGAACTTTGTTAGCGATATCTAGATGGCTGAATTTATTGCGTAGCTTAATCGCTTCATCGTACAGATTCTGTTCTTCCGCCGGCGCGTTATCCCTGAGCTCCTCTAAGGCACCTTCTTGTTTCAACTCGTCCCAATTCGCCCCCAACATTTCAGCCGCTTGCATTTCAGTACGCTTTGCTTCACGAGCAGAAGTTTTAGTCGCTATGTCCAGTGCCAGCTTAGCATCTCGGAGAGATTCGCCCATGTTACGACCTTCCACCATATTGGCTAATTGGGAAGCTCCGTGGTGGATAGTGTTGGCAAAAGCCCGCATAGCATCTTCATCGAAGCCTTTTGTGCCTTTGCGGTGCATAGCGTTGTGCCGGACCGAAATATCTGGCAACGTTGCCAAATACATTTGGTGGATCTCATCTTGCAACTCTTTAGAAACCTCGATTGGGATATCCGCCGCATCGATTTTCTCGTGAATATTTTTCAAGAAGTTGTCCGATACAGCATCCCCAATCTGCGCGTTTTGCATTTCGCTTAATGAAGTTCCCTGATCTCTTACCGTTCCACCTTCAGCTTCGAAGTTCTTTACCGCCCGTTTTCTAGCGGCTAAAGACTCATAAGTCATGAACCAGTTTTCGCCTTGGGCATCTTTTCCGTAAAACCAATGATCCCCGTAACGCTTCAACGGTGCGTAGTACCAGGATAGTGACTGGGATTCAAATTTTATCCGGAGTTGCGCGATCAATCCTGCCGCAGTTTGAGCATCGATCATCGACTCTTCGATCCGGTGTTCGAGTGCTTCCAGGCGGGCGTTGAATATCTCCTGGTGGAGTTCGTATGTGCCTGAATAAATTTTAGCGGCTTCTGGATTGGTAGATACTAAGGTATCGTAAGCCGGTTTCAAGTTAGCATAAGACTGCCGGCGTAAAATGTTAGAATCTTTCCAGCCGTTTTTAGCGCGTTTTTCAGTTTGTTTTTGGTCAATCTCGTGCAGTTTGGTCAAGAACTGCTGGGCCTCTTCTTGCGTAGCGAAAGTCGCTGAATTCTTATCTGATAAGATAGCACCGGCCTGATCAGCGGCTTCTGACAGCGCAGTTCGGCTTTCCCCGTTGAATTCTGTCATCGAGTACGCTTTAAATTGCCCGCGCAGTGTTCTCTCTACACCAAGCCAATCTTTGGAGACGTTAATGTCCCGAAGCGTCGACTGTTGCATTATACGACCAGTTTCTTTACGAGCTGGAATCGGTAAACCCTTCCACTTGATCGTGGTAATCTGATTCGCTTTATGTAAGTACGGGTCCACCATCGCACGGCGACGCTGCATACCTTCTTCGTAAGTTTTTAGCCCCGGCAGATAGGATTTAGCGGACTCGATAATCTGGCGAACGGACAAGAACGCTAATTTTTCTTTAGAAAGCGTTTCGAGGAGATTGTCTTTTTTATCCTGTAACTCACTTGCGGCTACTCTTAACCCTTCCGGCAGATATTCGGCTACTGCTTCACGCGTGCTGCGGGACGGCCTGCTGAACATCGGCATGCCTTCTGAAAGAATTTTCTCTTTCATTTCTGGCGTGATGATCAAAGCGGGTTGGTCCTTCAATCGCCCGCCGGCTTTCATTCGTTTTTGGTCTTCTGGGGTTAGGGATTTCCCTTGCAATGAATCTCGGTAAGGAATACCAATAACAACAGGAACCGATTCAATTTTCCCGCCCCTTTTACGCGCGATTTCCATAGCCGCTTGGGTAATCAGCGCTGGTTTTCCCTGCGCATTTAAACCGTTTCCGTCGCCGTACATGGCTTGCGTCCAAGCCCCGCCTATTTTAAGATCAAGGCCCGATAATTCTCTAGCTACGGGAGAAACTTCATCTTCCGGCTCAAAACCTACAGACCCCTGTGATTTAGTGCCTTCCATTCCGATTATCTTGCCCGCTAGGTCTTTCCCAACGTACTCTTCAAGTTGCTCCGGGGACTGATCAAATCGGGTATCTACACTATCACCACCCATATCGAAAATGTTTATATCGAATTTTCCGTTGCGCTTTACGTACCTAATCTTACTAACTTGAGCGCTAAGATCATACCGATCTGCTTGTTGATCACCCGTTGTCCAGGCCACAGAATTGCTATCGCTGTCTATCGCTTGGCTGATCGCTTTTTTCATCAGTAAAGAAATATAAGCGTTTGTTGCTTTAGTATTGGAATCGGTAACGAATGGCGCCGCTGGTATTCCTAGTTCTGGCATCCTTTCTAATTTTCGTATTTCATCTAGAATATCTTGCCTTTTAGACTGAAGACTGACGAATTCTTCGTCAAATTCCTCATCCATACCCGCCTTTAAAGCTAATTCATGCATTCGCCCACGTAACTTCACATTTTGATCTTTTAATTCCAGAAGATGCCGTTCTTCGGCATCCGTTAAGGGCCTGTTAAATCCCAGTTTTCTGCCCGCTTGACTACGTTGGCTTTGTACTTCTTCCAAGAATAAAACTTTATTGCCGTTCGCGTCGATTCGGGTATTGTGTCGAATCCAGCCAATTTGCTTACCTTCTCCTGTATCACCAAAATGCGTGTGATCGTTCCGGTTGTAAGGCTCCGTAGTTGGTATGGTAACTACAAGTTCGCGGTAATCTACTCCGCCGGGAAGTGTTAACTGTGCGTTATCGTGTTTAGGTTGTTGCTTCCGCTGCTGTTCTAAAATATTAACTGTATCCGATAAGTTCTGGTATCTGTCTTTTTCGCTTCTAGATAAATCATCAAACTTTATTCTGCCGTATTTAGAATGCTGCTCTGCTCTAAAGTGGTTCATTTCTTCTAACGTAGAACGCAATTTATTTTCGAGCTGCGTATCGGTACCTAACACCTTATCCTCAACTTTCACGCCGTTAGCGTCCAGAAAATCGCTAACCTGTGCCCGAGACACTTTTCCGGAAAGAGAATCCAACCAATCCGTAATCCCTGACCAATAAATTTCGTCTTTCTTAACGTCAAATTTAGGCGCGTTGGCCACTAACCAGACTTTCACTTGCTGCGCGTTGCCAAAAACTTTCTCCGGTGCTTTTTCAACCGCTTTGCTTAGAGCCGAATAAAATCTTGGCGCAGGTTCAGAAGGTCGGCTAAACATTGGCGCTTCAATATCTGATTCGCTAAACGGACTCGATTGCACATTCCTTCCGGTCCGTAATTGCGCCTCTGTTTCTGTGCGTTTTCCAGACCATACTGGAACCCCACCCCAGCGATTAGTGTTCGGCGCTGGGATGATAGAAACGACAGAGTAAACCTGCCCGCCGTTCTGCCTATCCGCTTGCTTACTGACAACCAAAGCCTGCTGCAGCCTAGAAGACCGAAATATTAAATGTCCTTTGTCTCGGAATATCTGATCAAAGCCTTTGGCAATCGAACTGACGTGCCGGGCGTAATTTTCAGCGACTTCACTGGTATATCCCGGCACTGTTCTGCGATCTTTTTCACGAATCGCGTTATCGTGGATGTGCGTAATACCAAAACCTCTATGCTCGGCTGTGGCCACGCCTACCCGTAATTTGATCGGTAGTTGCTCTACCCCTTTAGAAACCGCTTCACGAGGCGTCATCGCAATAACGCCGTTCATATTACCTTCAAACTGCGGAGTTTCTGGCACAATGAAATCTTCTACCGATTTCCGAATCCCGTGTAACCGGCGAGATTGTTGCGCTTCTGAATTAAATACCCTTAGCGAAGTAGAATCTCGGTTAGCCGCGGAAGCTAGACTAGCGCGAAGTAAATCGTGGATATCTTTTTCGCCCATTTTACCGGTGATAAACCCCCGGCCAATACCGTGGGTTACCAAAAAGGATTTGATTTGAGAAATAAGGCGTTTAAACCAGCCAGCGTTGGGCGCGTACTCTCCCATCTTGGCGATAACTTCGGCAACGAAAGGTTCCCCGCCGACTTCTAAATGGTCGTAACTTTGCGCGACTTCGTTCCATATACGTTGCGCGTAGGACCCATCAATCTTGGCCAGATTAGTGATCTGTTTTTGCAGTGAGGAATACCCGTCAGTTCCGAGTATTCTGCGGAGGTTATAATGCTCCCCAATTTCGTGGAGTACGACTGCTGCCAATCGGTGCGCCGGAGTAGCCGCTAAGTCGATGTGCGCTTTACCCTTAAAATAGATAGCCTCATCGTCCGATTGTAAGCTTTCCCCACCCGGCCAATCTTCTTTGCCCTGCGTAAAATTCAAAGTACCGTTGGCAACCAAGGTGTTTATGCCCGGTCCAAATTTATTTACGAGGTGCGCAATAGCCTCTTCCTGAGTAGCGAATCTCGATTTAAGGTACTCATGGACTTCAGGCTGCTGTAATAACGCTTCGGTTATCCCTGCTGGTTTTGCCTCAGTAGCCCCTTCGCTAGGAGTTGCTGCACCAGCTCGGCCTCTTTTTCCGCCTGTTGGGCTTTTAACTCTTTTAGCCTTTTTCGATGGTCCCCCATTATCCGTGCTGGGTGATCCGCTAGATGCGATATCCCCAGTCGTTCCAGTCTGGTTTCGTCTGACATACTCTTCTCCACGTTTACCCGCATCTAATTCACGGCTAGATAATTCAAAAATCGATGATAAATCCGTTCCCGGAATAATCGGGCTTTGCCCAAGATAAAGGCCAACCCCATTAGGTTTTTCAGCCCCAGGCTTAGATTTCGGATGTGGAATGTGGCTTAAGCTAACGGTATTTATGTATTTAGATACCCGCTGTTTAGCGTTTTCCATCGCTTGCTTAATGGTCGCGTCAGTTCCACCTGTAACAACGGCGCTTAGTTCATCCCCGCCGTGACGGATTAAAACAGCATGCCCTGCTTTACGCATAGAATCCGCAAAAATATCGCTTATGTTTCGAAATGTGACATTCGCCAAGTGTGCGTTATTTCCAAATTCGGTATTCAATCCGCCTAGGTTTGCGATATCCGCCTCTATGAAATGCGCGGGCTCGCCAGTTTCTGCGACATGCTCCATCGCAGCCTTGACAGTTGGCTCCTTATCATGTGGCATGTGAAAACCGGTAACCGCATCCATACTCTCATCAGGAACTATCTTCTCAATGGTAGCCTCGTCCTTTAATCCGGCCTCTCTGGCCAACTGCCGGCGTTCGGCTATCCGTCGTTCGCTAGGCGATAGAAAATCTACCCGCCGCCGATCTTGTGATACTCGTTGCCCTACACTAGCTAAAGCGGCTTCGATATCGCTTGGGTGTTGCGCTTTTACTTTCTGAACGATATCCTGATTTGCTCTTGGTTTTATGCCTAGACTCTTCGCCACGCGAAGGATCGCTTCATTCGGGAGCGTGTCTATTTTAGCATCGAGTACCGCGTGTTTATCTTCTAAGCTTACTTCTTGCCCTTTTTCTGGTGATTCTTCTTGCGGGGCTGTGTTCTGGCTTTGGTCATTTAGTTGCTCTGTGGGTTGTGAAATGGGTGCTTCGGATGTTGCCGGTTCTGTATTCCCGATCCCTTGTCCGCTCGGTTGAAATCCTCCGCCACTGACTGCGGTATCCCCACCTTCTTGGCGAATTTCGGATTGTGCGCTGCTGCCGCCATCAGGCGTGCTTGGGCTGGACTCTTGGATGGCATTTTGGCTCTCCTGCGACTGGGATCTGCGCTGTATCTCTTCTAAAATAATCTGTTTTTGGATAGGGGACGTGCCATTTAATACATAATTTTTCAATAGGCTTTTCTTATCCATTCCGCGTATAGCCGTTTGATAAGCCGCATTGTCCGCATCGATAACCGATTGTTTTACATTTTCTACAGCTTCTATTTGCGGCTGCGCCACTTGATTATCTAAGGCAACAGAAGCCGCGCGATTAAAAATACCATCCGGGGCCGTTGCCAAATGCTCCTTTAAAGGCTCCGTTACGGCGCTTACTGCTTCAGAAGTTCTTTCTTCCGGTGTTGGTATTTTGTTAGCCGCAATGTGTGCTTCCATTGCGTCAAGGACTGATTGTGCGGAATCTCCGCGATTGGCCTGGATCCCTAGCTTAGAAGCGGCGTCCGCCAAACGTTTAGTAACTTGCTGCGTTCGTCCTGCAGGCGTATACGCTTTCTTATAAGCGTCAACGAAATCTTGACTCTCCCGTAGGATAGTCTGATCATCCGTATTTTCAGGTTCTTCTGCTTGCTCGGCTTCTACTACTTGTTCAGATGGCGTATTTTCTACAGTACCCGCTGGCAAGTAATCCGCTAATAAACTATCTACCTCTGGGGTACTGGGCTCTCCCGCAGTATTTTCAGGCTCCGCCAGTAACCCTTGTTGTTGATCAATTACCGCTTGTTCTTCAGGAGAAATATTACTCGGCTGCTCCGTCGCGTGCGTTAGCGCACCCGTAGGAGCGCCCATACCAAAACCGGCTACTGCTCCTAAAGCTGCGGCATTTCCTACACCTTCACCGATATCTTTTCCTAAAGCTAAATTAGAAGCCGCCTGCTCTTGCCCGGATTGCGCTGTTTCTTGTCCAGCTTCCACCAAGCCACTTTCAAGCCCACGTCTTACCGCATTTTTAGCGGTTGGCTCAATAGCATTCTGCCCGCCTATAAGCGCAGTGTTAACATCCCCAACGCCTAATTTATTGGCTAATCTTCCCGCACCACCGGTAATCGCACCAGTTAATGCGCCGCTACCGGCTAAGACCGCTGTTTGCTCCGGAGTTAATAATCCGTTTTCAGTCTGTTGGCGAACCTGCTCGACGTTTTGACCCGCAGTTACACCACCTTCTCCAATGGCGCCTGCCGCCGAGGGAGATAATTTAGGAGCTACACTCATAGCACCTTTAGCGAGGCCCGCCCCTCCCAGCATAGAAGGCGCAGATTCTAGGATAGTGTGTGCAGCAACGGAGGGATTCTCTGCGACGGCTTTTAGAGTGGGTACAAAGCCTTCCGCTTCTTGTACATTTTGAAAAGCTTTTTTCTGCGCCGGAGAATATTCTTCGGATAAAATATCTTTGGCGCGTTTGAAATCGACGCCGTTTTCTTGAAGGGTTTTACCTATCCGGCCACCTGTTGGTATGTCGGCTAATCCGACTGCAGTTTCCGGAACCGCGATAATACCTTTTAAAGCGGTGATCCCCGCATCTTTCGCCCTATCGCTGAGGGTTGTTTCGGGTTCTGGCTCCGGAGTCTTCGGCATGTAATCTGCCAGTAGTGAGTCTACGTCCGGAGTCTGAGATTTAGGCAGGTAATCTGCCAGCAATGAATCTACGCCTGGTGCGGTAGCCGCCATGTACTGTTCCTTCCCAATAGAGTGTTTAAGCTATTATAGCTTAACTACTTACTATTGGATAGCCCGTGGAGTATATGGGGCTTCCGGATGCTTTAAGTTGTACGCCTGGATAACCGTTTGCTTCCACTCATCTGGCCGGTCTGGGTCCTGTAAAGCCGCCGTCAGGGCCTGTAAACGAGTTTGCTGCGCCTGCTTATCTGCTACGGGATTTAACTCCTCTCCGGTAGCCTGATTGAAAGTGTGTGCCTCGCTTCTAGTACCGAGCATAGGATTAGCCGGGTCTATTGGGACCTGCAGAATTTTAGTTACGTTATTTGTTTTTCCCGCGAGTTCTTGTTTCTTCAACTCGCGGTCAGCTTCGTCTTTCTGCCGGTCGTATACAGCTGAATTTTTAGCTATCTCAGCGTTTTGCGCTAATGTTTTGTTTTGCAAATCGTAGTTCTGTTTAGCTTGTAAAGCGTGAGCCCTTATGCCTAATAATTCTTTCGCCGCATTCTGCCGGCGTTTAGCAGAACCAAATTGCGTGGGCGTCATATCCCCGGTAGCACCACCGTTTAAGGCAATGTCTTGTAATTTATCCAGCTCCGAGGGTTGTGTAGGTTTACCGTCCCCGTATTTTTCAGCCATTTTTCTGGTATTTTCAGCATCCCGGGCAAAACGCGCTTCTTTTTCAGGATTACTTAGCCCACCCGCGGCTACCATTGAATTAACTCGCCGAATGCCCGCGGTATTGCCTGATTTTATATAGCTACCGTTCCCCAGATTCGCGTAGTTGGAATCGTTAGGCATTAAGGTTTGCCCAGTTAGCTGAGCTGGAGGTTCTTGCGCTTGAACAGCAGGTGCTGAGGTAGGTTCCGATTTTGTATCCGGCACGGCAGCGGGTACCTCTTGGCTCGGCTCTGGGGTATTTGCCCCGTCAAAAAACTGTTTGGCCGCGCTGCCTTGGTACCCTATGGCGTCCCCTATTTTTCCAACGCCTTCAACTGCGGCGCGCGTTAAAGCTGGCGCTGTTTCTGCCGGTAAGCCGAATAACTGCCGCTTAGCATTTTCAGTATCGCCGAGGGCGAAAGTTTTAGCTGCGGTGACCACATTGCTGAAGGGGGATTTTCCAGAATTGTTATAGATCGCATTATTAGCCGCGCCTAAAGCTTCTCCTGCGAGAGCACCTTTCGCTAATCCGCCGGCTAAACCTGCGGCTCTCGTTAGCATGCCCGGATTCGCTGACCGAATACCCGCAGTAGTATTTTGCCCTGCTTGAAAGGCTTTAGCTTCCGGAGACATAGTTTCTAGGTTCAATGTTCGGACTTTTGGTGCCACAGGTTCTGGTACTTCAGGTACCGGCTGATCCGTTAGCGCCAAAGATTTCTCAGGCGCTATGCTACCAGGGTAATTTGGGCGCGCGGTAAAACCTTCCCCTTCCACTTCTCCGCCGTTAGCAAATCCTTGAAGATCAGTATTCTCTAAAAAGCCGATATTACCGACTTGGCTTGGTTGTGAATTAGATACCATTTTCTCCCGCAGTAGCCGGTCTTGCCCGGCGAATATGCCTTTTTTGACCCCTGCAGAATCTGTAGTCCCACAAGAGAATCCCTGTAGCAGGTTATTTTTTATCGGGGCGTTAAATCCTGTTGAACCCGTTGGTACTAAATCTGAAGGATCCTGGTAAACCGGTTTTACCGCCGCACCAATTGCGGCCTGTGAACCGTTGTCCCCCATCAACTGTTTAGCCGTATTATTTACATTTGGCGTTTCGAAAGTAGACTCCGGAGTACTTATTTTTGGAGCCGAAGAAAGATTCAATTGGGTACCGAATTGTGAAGGCTGGCTCGAGAATGAATTTCCGCTTCGGTAAATTCCGGAGGATTTTACTTCTCCTCCGTATCGATAGCCCTGGGTATTTTGTTGTCTCATTTTTAGACCTTCTCGGTTTGCTTTTGCAAGGTTTTCAGCGCCTAATAACGCTACGGCTTCTTTATTCATTACGTGCTCCCCCGGTGTTAGAAGAGCCGGAACGGTATCGGTTGGTCCTGGTTTTGGCATTTTATGCTCCAGTTAATTTGGTATTATTATTATAGCGCACTGGTAAAAATATAGAACCAAATACTAGTACTCAGACACTGTAGCGATCATATTAACCCCGGTTGGGGGGCCTGACGTTGAATTATCTAGGTATAAACTAGCCCGGTGCGTATATTTTTTATAGTACCGAGTACCATCTGAACTTACTAACGTGGGCGCGGTAGTATTAATCAGAAGGGTATAATAGTGTAGCTCGATAACTAAAGTCTTTCCGTCGAAGGCGTATCCGCCGCCGTTACCTTCGGTAAGAAATATGGGGTACGCAGGGGAGATACCCACACCTTTGGCGTAAGGGCTACTAATATAGTTGTCTATCTGCTGCTCTACTAAATCATTAGTATCGTAGAGCGTCCCTTTAAAGAATATCTTAAACGTATAAGCGCCGAAGCCGGATCCTGGGCTAGACTCACCGCCTTTACGGTATACATAAATATCACGATCGGAATCTACGTATAGATAATCTGTTGTATCTAAAGTTTGTAACGAGACTGGTGCGATAGCCGGTTCAAGGGTAGACCCGACCAGTTTCTTCACCGTTACTGTAGGTACTCCGGTAATGGCAGCTATAGAAGCATAAAACGTGCCGCCGATGTTAAAATACCCGTTAATAGACCCACTCGCGGGGGGTTGTGAATAGAAAGTAGTAGTGGTAAAAGTAGTATAATCATCCGTGAATGTTACTTTAAGGCCCATTGAAAAATCTTCTGCCGAAAAAGGCGGGTCCGAAGTAAGAATAACGAGATTTTTTGGATCCCCTAAAAAGCATGCCCTGGCATTTAACGTGCCTACCGTAGTAGATGGGCTAAAAAGCAAAACGCTTCTCAAATATGTCAAGGGGATATTTTTTGGGACTAGTGGGTCTTTCCTGTTTGGTATGGCCCCCATATCGTAAACATCTAGCCAAACTTTACCATCCGTTTTGCTAAAAACTAAAGTAGTAAACCGTGTCTTTGTATACGCCGCGTTGAGAACTATGCTGGATAAGTGCTCCGGCCTCAACAAATTGGCCGTAATGCTGCCGCTTATGCATGCGCGGTTTGCTTGTAGGCTAACGGCCCTGGTAAATTTTGAATCCGTCCAGTAAAACTGCTGATCGCCCAAGATGTTATTAACGTCTATGTATAGAGAATCCGCGTTCAACGCATTGCCGCCGAGGCCTGCGTAGTATTTATCATCCGTAACTTCATGCAGCCCCGGTTTTACGGTTATTCTTTTTTCCCGATGAAAATTATCGACATCCGTTAACGCCACCGTGCTAAATCTATCAGGGTATGTAATAACTAGACCGCCGGCAGCGGCCTTTATGTGGATTCTATTGGGCCGGGTATCAATACGGATGGTAACTGATACCGTTGGGGAGTACGTGGCCGATAGGGGCCCCGCAGTATTCCCGAGCATCAATTTTAATTGCGCCTTAGCATAACCGAGCCAAATAGCTCCCGCAGAAACATCCCCCTCATACGATATAGAGGTTGCGCCAGGATCTTGCCAAAGTCTTGTATTTCTTGCCACTGTTATGCCGTTGTAGCTAAGGACACCATCGAATTCAAACTTTGTAAAGCCGCGGACGCCATGTTCGAATACCCAGTAGCTATGCTTTCCGTTTTCTTCAGGTCGAGCTCGGTATAGCCTTGACTCAATCGGTAGAAATTTGAAAGAGACTCGACATTCCCCTTAAACGCCTCGATTCTTGCTTGAATAAACGCGATATCTTTTTGCAAAGCGCCTTTATAGACTTCCAAATTAGCCTCGACGTTTGTTTTATACACGTCTAAGCCCAGTTTCTTTATCTCCGCCTCAGAAGTAAATTTCTGAAGGGCAACTTCAGCCGTTGTTTTATACGCATCGATTTGGGCACCATACTGCGTTATCTTGGCCACATTGGTCTTCGAATCGGCATCTAGTATGGCTTTTTGCACATCAACTTGGATATCGATGGCTTTTAATTGCGCTTCGTAAATGCTCAGCTTAGAAAGTTCCCCTTCTAGCTTAGCTTTATCCCCTTCGATGGCCGCTTTATACGCTTCAAAAGCAGCTACTCTGGCCCGTACATTAGTTTCAAATACTTGAGCTCTGACGGAATATTCTTTTATCTTCAGTTCTTCAACTGAAGTTCGTTTTGCAATGGCATCAATAATCGCGGCATACCGTTGGACTTCCAATTGCTGGAATTCGATTTGCGTTTTAGCCGCCTCGACTTGCTTTATCTCGACATCAGAGCGTAATTTGAGCGCTTCAAGTTGGACTTTATAGCCTTCTAATCCAGATAGAGCCGCTTTAAGCTTAACCTCGTATTGCTCATTCAGAACCTTTACAATGGAAAGAGCAAATTCATGCCTGGAGCGTTCGTGCTCAAATAATGTTACGACCTTATCCGATATTTCTTTGGACAAAACCGTGGAAGCCTGGATCATCCCCAATCCTGTTTGGGCATATTGCACGGCCAGACTTCGTACCTGCTGCATTTGGGTAGATGCTAAATTCAATATAAACTGCAGGTGCTGGATCTCTGTCTTGCGACGCTCGATGTAAACTTCTGTAGATTGCCCTGCTAGCGTTTTAGCACCTTCTATCCGGGCTTTATTAAGCGCCGAAGTTATAGCACCCGGAGGGATAATAAATCCGCGTTTATGCGCCATATCCAGGGTTGTTTTCTCTGAGGCTTTATACTCGTCTTCAGCCCTGGCCCTTGCCCGTGAATACAAAGCGGCTTCGAATTGCGTAGGTAACACTTCGCCGTTTATTCCGGAAAGTATCTTTCCGTTTATGGCTTCCCTCTGGGAATCATATTCCGGTGCGTATTTTTGAACCCACGACTCGACTATGTCGTCTATGAAGGCTTTCATCTCTGGCAAAGCAGTTTCGTAAGTGGCCTTCATGTACGCCGCGTAGTCGGTAGGTGCTGGAATTGCCTCGGGAATGGTTACCGGCTCGTAATCCGGCAATTGTAAAGCTGGTGGTGCGCTTATGGTTATGGGTGTTATCTGCGGTAAATTTACAGCCGATAAAACTGGTGTAGCCGTATTAACTAAATCATTGTAGATAGCATCCACTTTTAAATCCGGAGGCGCTTCATTCCAATCGGGGATGGTGCTCGATGGTAAAGTCTCAGTAAATAAACCAGAGGTATTTATGGTCGGCGCGGAAGGGAAAGCAGGCGCAGAAATGCTGGGCAGTTCTACTAAAGTAGGAACACCCGGCAAAGTACCAGTCGGTGGAGTATACGTAGGAAAAGGGGTCTCATCCGCAGGTACTGTTTTATAAGAGGCTCCGAAGGCCGATGGCTCTAAGGATAGTATAGAATATCCTATGCTACCTCTATTTGCCCCTATTTCCGCTATCGCTTCAGAAGCATTTGCAGAGAACTGATTCGCTCTATCTACCGCTATACCGACTAACTGGTCTACTGATGCCATTATTTAACCCGCCTTTGTAAAATTTCGGGCAAATATTCTAGCCCTTGTAATTCGTGGATGCCTTCGATTTTGAAGGCCCAATATCTTCCTTTATTTCCTCTACCTGGATGCGCTTTTCGGCCCTTGAATGCTGATCTTACGCTTGGTTTATTGTTCCCATCCACGATCGGGGTTACTGTGTAGGTATCGTCCCCGTTCAAATATACGTATGGGACATTCTTAGACTGGAAGATGCCAAAATCCGTTTCCTTGGTGGTTATGCTGCTAGCTATTTCTTGAGTGCCATCAAGAGTTCCGTCTAATAGATACAGTCCATCTGCGGCTACGCCGTATTGTTTATCCGCCACGGTAACGATATGTGAAAAAGGATAATTAGTATATCGGCTAACTTGATTATTCAGGATGTTCATCACGAAGGCTTCTGAATAAGTATACGTGCTTGTGAATCGGATAGTAGCCGATGTCGAGAAGCCTTGTCCTAAAACCGTAGATCTGGCTAATGTAGAAGTAAACCCACCACCGGTTATCGCTATGCTTACTGGCGCTATGGTTTTAGAAACTAAGGTTGAACTAAATCCCCTACCGATTACAGCTATGTGCTCCGCCGTTAGCGTCGTACTTACCAAGGAGGAACTGAATCCTCGCCCAGTTACTACCGCTCCGCCAAAAATACTTGCTTGGGTAGAAAACCCTCTCCCGGATACTTTACCATCGAATGAAGCGGAAAAACTAAAGTTTAAATTAGTAGAAAATCCTCTTCCGGTTACTGAAAACTCATTGTTTGGTACGACGGTTATTACCGGGGCCTGAGAGAATCCCCGGCCCGTTACTACAGCCCCGCCAAATATTTCCGGAGAGGTAGAAAAACCATTTCCTAGAACCGTCGTAGGAAAATCCGGTGCATACAAGATGCTCGGAGCCGTCGAAAACCCCCTACCCGAAATCGAAGCGTTTGGAACATTCAACTGAGATAGGAATCCTCGGCCTGTTACATTGGTTATGCTCGGGTTAAACAAAGGCAGCTGCCCAGCGATTGTTAAACTACCGGATGCCGGTGTACCGTTAAAAGGTACCGTAGAAGTCGTTACAACCGTTGGAGTAGCCCCGACCATAGCCATGGGCCTAGATACCGCTGTTCCTATAAAACTTGGAGAACTGTCCGGAAATGGAGCCCCTGGAACCGTAAAATTAGCAGTGTAGCGAGCAACCCCTTTAGTTACTCGTATTTCTTCGAAATACCCAGATACTAAAAAAGACCCTGGCGCCGAAGAATCACCACCAATAGTCGGGGCAGAGGCGCCATTATTGTAGTTTGTGGTATCCGTATAACTTGACCCTTCCTGAGTACCGTTGACGAATAGCTTAGTTGTTGTACCTGACCGGCAAACCGCTACGTGGTACCAAGTACCTCCCGCCAAAGTTGTGGTACCGGATATCCGATCGGCCCCGTTTACGTAATAAGCTATGTTAGACGAAAAAACGTAGATATTTGGAAACGGCCCGTCTGTTCCGAAAGGGCGTTGGTCGAATAAAGTAGAATTCGATAACGAGGTATCGGAACGGAACCAGAACTCGATGGTAAAGTCACCAGTCCCATATACGAAAGGCCCCACCCCAGAGGCGCCATTTACCGATAAATACCCCGATAGTGAGGCATCCATTCGGCAAGAAGCTCCTCCGAATACGGATTGCGCCGTAGAAACTTGCGCGTTTCCGTTTGCGGTTACCGTGTTTGGCGTAGGCGCATTATCTGGGAACGAGGTACTGCCATTAGTACCGTCGCAATGCAGTAATAAGCTTACATTCGAATAAAATGGATCCGCCATTTACGTAATGCTAATCCAGCCAGAAGCCGGGGTATTTACCGTAAAGACATCCGCAGTAGAACTGACACTAGAGCCACTCCCCGCGGTATTCAAATCGACGTACCACAGTAGCTTTGCTGTAGTCGCATAAGTCGCTGCGGTTACCGGCTGTATACATACTAAATACTTAGCCGTAATGGTGACCGGGTTCCCGAAAGCTGCGTTGGAAGAATTCAGCCAAGTTACCCCAGAGGTGTTATTTACGGCCGGAGAAGGTACGTTAATGGGGGCACCGTTTCCAGACGTTATGACGTTGGCGCCGAGGTCTGCTGCTGTAGTATGAGTAGCTACCGGCGTATACCCACTAGTTACCAGGACAAACATGCAACTGCCGGCAGTACCGTCGTCCCATTGCCGGTCCGCCGTCCCCATTATTACGTCCAGAAACTGATTGTATTTAGTAACTGTTCCAACGGCCATTGTCGTTTCCTATTAAGAAATATTGGTAACCGGGATATTAAAAGACTGAATAACTCCGGTCTCCCCAACTGCGTACGTAACTTTGGACATCTGAGCATCCCCGGAAGTAACCCCGACTGAAAAATCTATACGTGGGAGTGTAGTAGAAACCGCCCCTGCATCCGCGGGGTTGCCAACAAATCTCCCCCACCCTACAGTACCCGCTACTGAGCAAACGAATCTCCACTCCTCCGCGGAAGCTTTATCCATCGCTGCCGCCCCACCTCCGGTATCCGTTATAGTGCCAAAATTTAGACCGTTTGTAGAAGTTCCTGCGGTCCATGCACCTCCGGCTAAAGTAGCCCTGCCTAAAAACGTACCCGTTGGGGCCGCATCTGGGCTAGTTGGTTGCGCTCCGGAGTATAAATTAATTACCCCGGCGGCTAAATTCGTCTTTACTGCCGTGTTTAAAAAATCGTGAAAAATCTTTGTGCTGTATCGAAAAGCCATTAGCTATCTCCTAAGTAAATTTGAACTGGTTGAATGCCGTTCCTCCGGCATCGTGTAGCGCTACATACCTTTGTATGCCGTTATTATACACCATAGCGGTCGAACAGTTAGTACCCATTGGTAAAGATACCCGTTCTTCTGTTAAAGGCGTAAAAGGAAATGCGCTGCAAACGCCCCTTGTTGTATGTAATAACAAGTAATCGTTTGGTATCTCGGTACCCGGTCTACCCTGTATTTTTATCGCTGGTCGACCCGGTACCACACCGTAATTAGCAAGTTTTTCCAATCCTGTATCATCGGAATAGGCATAAATTTCTTCTGCTGTGGCAATTATTATCCCCGCAGGAACAGCCTTAAGTACTTCGACTTTGCCGGGGATGACAACGAAGTCCGTGTCATAGTTAAATAGGTGGTAATGGAAAGGCTTACTAAACCACACAATAGAGTAGTCAAAATACCGGGTGCTGACCCATAATTTTGAATCGTACACCTCTATTTTGTCGGCCCCTTCAGGAATCGGCGCAGAATTTATTTGTGGAGGCGCTATTTGGTTGCCGTACTTAATATCGTAAAATACTTCCCCTCCCGCTTCCGTCATGTATACGTTAGTAGTGTATCCGGATAGCTGATCTGGAGTCACTATTATTTCACTTGGGGTAGTGACTTCAAAAGTTTCTACAAGGGATGCCCCACCTTCTAGTCCATCCGAATTAGAATAGGTAAAAATAACATTGTACAACCCTGCTTCTTGACCAGAAGGGGATGGGTTCAATGTAATAGCTGGAGAGCTACCTGGAGTAGGTATTTTTAAGTTTTTTACAGATTCCTGAAATACTGACAATCCGTCATTTGTAAATAGTGCCCTAGAAAAATCGCAAAACTCTGTGGCCACTGTCGGTGCAATGTTTGTAAGACTTAAATCAGACTCTACCCGATACAATATCCCTTCGGATACGATGTATGTTATTCTATCTAGGGTGGTATATGCGGTCGAGATAGGTATTGTTAAAGCCTGTTGAAATCCACGCCGCCTAACAAGGCCACCCACATTGTTTATGTCTACGTTAATAGCGTCCTGAAGGGCGCTGTCGGATATATCTCGCGGCGATGCTGTATTTTCAATACCCTTAAATGAATTAATTATCATTTACCCCTCGTGTACCCGACAATGGAGATTTTCGCTGTCCGTTTCTAAGGTAACAAAGCCGTTATTCCCATCCCCCTTGGCGGTAAATAAATGATCCCCTTGTTCACTTACAATCAAAATATCCTTTCCTGGGTTTTCTTCTATGGTTCTGTCAACAGCCCACTGAAGAAACCAACCGGGGTTTAAAGGGTCGAAAAGAGGCGTCTTCTCAGACATGTGAATCCCTCAAAAAATGTTGGGTTTTCAAAAGTTTTACCCCATTCTTGACACGTACCCAGGAAATGTACCTGAATCCTTCCTGTTTAGCTATTTCGATGCATTTTTTAAATCCCGACTTATCTACTTTAGAATCCAAGCCGTTCAAGAAACAGCCGCCTTTCCCATCAGGCTCTAAAATGGTGTGTGCAGAATACGGAGGAAAAGTCGAAAGATCTAAGCCATCATCATAGATGCGAAGATGCAAAGACCCTTCCGCTAATTTTGTAGCTATTACTTGCATTATCTTTCCGCAACTTTAAACAAGAGCGTTACGTCGTCTTCTTCACCATTACTTTTTACGTAATGGTTCGTTAACGTGAAGGAATCCACTCCCGCGGGTACCGCTGTTATTTTTACTTGCGTAGTATTTGCGGTAAAGGATGGGGACGCCGTAGTCACAGAATTCGATGCCGCCCACGTAGAAGCGGTTATCGATTCTGTAGGGGGCATAAGGTTATACGCCACTGCTTGCCACTGAATCCCATTATCGGTAACGATATCGTCGACCGTTGTTGACCACACAGGTTCCGTGGCTCCGGACATGCCTGGGTTGATTACCTTATAGTAAAGCCCTTTGAACACCGTTGGGACAACGACGTCGTAGTCGCTAGAACTCCGGTAATAATACACGGTATTCGCAGACCAAGCATTAGGCCTGAATACAAGGCCTACCACTTTCTTGCTGTCCTTATCGTAAACCCCGGCCATTTTATATGGCCCTTTAGCGGTAGATGGGTATATCAAAGGTCTCTCCTACAAAATATGGTATGTATTAAATTATAACAGAAGATTCAAATTTATCACAAATTACGGTTTTCTCTGCAGTTTCTAGAATAATCGACTGCTTAGAGTACTCTACGGCTATCTGTCTACCACTGCTTTCCACGAGTGGAGCGTGTGAAATATTTTCGCATAAAATACGATTGCTACTCGCGTCTATTAAAACCCAATCAACGGATTCCACCCCGCTCGGTATCGTAAAAGAGCCCGCTAGCAGCGTTACTACTCGACCTTGTAGCGGAATAGTTACTGCCGTCAGTATGTCAGAAGTGCCTAGAGTAGTAGATATGCCATTAAGTACAGGCCCTATTGCGGCTTTAACTGCTGAAATATTTAAGTTCGCGGAGGAACCTGTTACGGTGGTGTTAAGAGCAGTTTGTATGAAGCCCTGTGTAGCCGCTAAGGATGCGCCTGATAAAGCCCTTGCTACATCTGGGGACGCATAGGAAGTAGTTCCTGCTGAAGTACTTATGGTAGACCCGGACAAAATGCCGGATACACTGGCTCTTACGGATCCGCTTAGTGTAGATAGGATAGCCCCAGATAGCGCCTGGGATATAGCTTCCTGAATAGCCCCCTGCTGTACAGAGGAGGCAGAACCGTTTAAAGATACCGTAGCGGAAGAAGAGGCGGCTACGTTGCCCCCAGCTGCCGTAGAAGATATCCCAGTAAGCTGTATAACTACTCCACTAGTCGCGGTAACCGTTCCTGCCTGAACGGAGGAAGCGGCACCCAATATAAATCCCGCAGAGGCTCCTGATAACGGACCTGTAGAAAAACTTGCCGTTTGCCCGGTTAAAGATTTACTTACCGCAGTACTAGTTGAAACATTTCCAGCGGATAAAGTAGAAGCTGAACTAGTGAGGGCTTCTGAAGTATTTGATACTACTGTTCCAGCAGATAAAGTAGAAGCTGAACCGGAAAGCGCTACCGAAAATGCCGTACTTGTCGAAACCGTTCCTACAGATAAAGTAGAAGCTGAACTAGTGAGGGCTTCTGAAGTATTTGATACTACTGTTCCAACAGATAAAGTAGAAGCCGAACCTGTGAGGGCTGTCGTAAAAGCCGTACTTGTTGAAACATTTCCTGCAGATAAAGTAGAAGCTGAACCTGCGAGAGCTTCCGAATTATTGGCTACGGCAGCTCCAGCAGATAAAGTAGAAGCTGAACCGGAAAGCGCCACCGAAAATGCCGTACTTGTCGAAACCGTTCCCGCAGATAAAGTAGAAGCTGAACTAGTGAGGGCTTCTGAAGTATTTGATACTACTGTTCCAGCAGATAAAGTAGAAGCTGAACCGGAAAGCGCTACCGAAAATGCCGTACTTGTCGAAACCGTTCCTACAGATAAAGTAGAAGCTGAACTAGTGAGGGCTTCTGAAGTATTTGATACTACTGTTCCAACAGATAAAGTAGAAGCCGAACCTGTGAGGGCTGTCGTAAAAGCCGTACTTGTTGAAACATTTCCTGCAGATAAAGTAGAAGCTGAACCTGCGAGAGCTTCCGAATTATTGGCTACG